CCTCGTGGCAGTAGCTCTGGGCATTTCGACCTCCTCGTTTCAGGGTATGCGCGCGGCTCCGGTCCTTGCAGGGGTCGACGGTGCCGATTGTCCCGTCGCCGCGCGCTGCGGAACTCTACGTCGTCGTCGGGACGGTGTCGACGCCCGCGTTCCGCGCGCGCCGCTCGGCCTTCTCTTTCGCGATCTCCTGGAGCGTGCGGATAATCTCGGCCGCGTTGACCTGGTCGGCGAGGAATGTCGGAGTGTAGCCGTCCGCGCCGTCGAGCCCGAGCTGGCCGGCGACGCGCTCGTTCAGGACGACGGTTTTCAGATCGTCGTTCCAGACCTGGGCCTCGATCGCGTATTTCCGGATCGCGGCCGCGGTCCCAGGCGACGACCCGCCGCCCTCGACGCGCTTCACGGTCTCGACCGGCTCGGGGTCGGAGCCGTTCGTCGGCTCGACCTCGTTCTTCGCCGCGGGCGGGTCGCCCGCGCCGGCCTCTGCGGACGCCTTCGCGATCTCCGACTTCGCGGGGCTCGCGATCTGCGGCCGCGGAGCCTGCTCGGGGAGCTCGACGATCGCGCCGGTCAGCGGGTCGATCTTCGCGCCGAGCTCCTCTGCCAGGAGCATCCCGCCCGCGACGAGCTCGGGGACATTCCCGTTCACGACGAACGAGAGCGCGCGCCATCGGAGCATCCTCTTAGGGTATCGGGTGTAGTTGGATCCCTGCTTGTCGAGCAGGCCCGCGCGGTCGGCCTCCTCGATCGAGAACTCGTCCTCGAACGTCTCGCCGTTCGGGAGCGTGATCCGCACCCGCGCGAGCTCGTCGGTCGAGACGAGCCACTCGTGCCGGACGCCGGCCTCGCGGATCTTTTTGAGGAGCAGTTTCCCCGAGCACCCGATTTTCCCGTCGATCGCGTGGAGCTCGGACTGCGCCTCCAGAGGCCCGATCCCGATCTCGAACCCGCGCATTACCTTTAGGAAAACGGTCTCGGCGTTCTTGACGCCCTTTCCCGCGTTCCCCGACTCGAAAATGATCCGGCAGAACCGCGCCGCGGTGTTGACGTTGTTTCCGACGTAGACGGCCGACGCGGGGAGCCTGGAGCGGATCACGCTCGCGTCGTCGAGAGTCGCGATCGCGTGCGACGTCGCGGGAATGGCGAGCGGCTCGGCGTGCTCGTTCGTCTGCGGGGTTTCGACTGCGGTCCGGAGCTGCGGCTGCGGCGGCCGCGTGGCGGCCTTTGCTCGTGGCATCGTCTCCTCCTCGTTTCAGGACGGCGAGCGGGGTGCTCGCACGAGGACGGAACGCTACTCGGGGTTCCGATGTTTTGCAACGCCGACTTTTTGCTTCGCGGTCTGGGAGCTCGGGAGTACGTTCCGCGCTCAAACGAAATCGGCCCGGGCGTGACGTCCCGAGCCGATCCGATGATCCCCATTGTCCCCGGCGAGGAGGACCCCCGCATGTTACCGGACGGATCCGAAGATCGCAACGCCCTACCCTGGTTCCGCTTCTATACCGAGTTCGCGACCGACCCCGCAGTCCAGAGCCTCGCGTTCGAGGATCAGAGGCATTTCGTCGTCCTGCTCTGCCTCAAGGGCTCGGGCGTGCTCGACAAGTCCTATCCCACGCCCGAGCGGCGCGAGCTCGTGCTCGCCCGGGCCCTCGGGCTCGACCGCAGCTCCGCGGGCGAGGCCCTGCGCCGGCTGGTCGAGGCCGGCCTCGTCGACCAGGACGGGACCCCGAGCGGCTGGTCCCGCCGGCAGTACGTCGGCGACGTCTCGACCGAGCGGGTCCGGCGGTTCCGGGAACGGACGAAACGGGGTGAAACGGTTTCCGAAACGCGCCCAGATACAGATTCAGAATCAGAGACAGAGTCAAAAGCACGCCCGGGCGATTGTGGATATGTGGATAACTCCCGCCCGACGCCGGCAAAGCCGGCGGCCTCGTCGCAAGCGACGAACCCCAGACCCCCTCAAAAAACGAGCACAAAGGCCCCAGGGCCCTACCAGGCCGCGATCGAGCGGGGGCTGGCCGGACTCCCCAGGATGCGCGAGGACGACCTCCTGCGCGTCGTGAAGGCGGTCCGGCACGCCGTCCGCGAGCGTCCGGAGACGCCCCCCGAGGCCGTCGAGCGCGCGATCTCGCAGCTCGCGGGGTCCGCGGGCCCGGGCGGGGTCCCCGGGGCGGCCTGGTGGCCGTATCTGGTCTCGACGATCCCCCGAAAGGCCGACGCCCTGGTCGAGGAACGCCTGGAGCGGGAGGCCCGGGAGCGGCGGGAGCTCCTCGCCCGGGAGCGGCGAGCGTGACCGACCCCGAGGAGGGCTCCCTGGAGCGGCTCTGCCGGTGCGGTTGCCGGTTCCCCCAGGAGCTCGGGGCTTACGGGTGCCCGAGCTGCGAGGGCGATTCGGGCTGGTCCCGGCTGGTCCTGAAAAAAGATTCGGACCCCCGTCGATTTTCCTAACGCCCGCAGGTTCCGATGCCGTAACTTGAAGTACGTCGGCGGTGGTCGCCGGCATCCTGAAACGAGGAGGACAAGATGCGCCGCAAGTTGCTGGCCCAGATCGAGTGCTCGATCACGACGAACGTTGCCGATACGCTCCGCGAGGAGAACGCGTTCGAGGACTGGACGCGCCGCGCGCAGCTCGAAGTCGCGAACGTGAACTACCAGGTCGACCAGAACTCCCTCTCCCCGCGCGAGCACGCCGAGCTCCTGAAGATGATCGGCCGCCTCGACCTCGCCGTCGCGATCGCCCCCGAGCTCGCGCCGGAGCTCCCGACCGGGTTCTTCGCGATCGCGATCGGCACGTTCGCGAACTCCTACAAGTTCTGCTCCTGCCAGTTCTGCGGAACGGTGATCCGTCGCAACAAGCCGGGAGCCGCTCGGCATCGCAAGGCGTGCGCCGGCTGGATCCGGGAGTACGCTCCGACCGACTGCGGCCACAAGTTCACGACCCCCGGCTGCGCCTCGTGCGCCTCCAAGCCGCTCCGCTTCCCGACGCACGCCGAGTTCCCCTGCCAGCCGGTCGGCTCCTGCTCCTGCGAGAGCGGGTTCGACAACGGGTCCGAGTAATGGCGGCCGCGTCGGTTCACCCGTTCGAGCGCGCGGGCCTCGGGCTCGCGCCGTTCCGCGTCGTCGGCATGATCGAGCGTCGCGGTCCGATTAACACGGTCCTCGGGGGCGTCCTCGTTTCCGTCGGAGCTCCGGGGCAGCCGATGGGGAGCTGCAAGTTCTGCGGGATCGGGATCGCGTACTGCTTCGTCGTCCGCTCGTCCGATAAGCGCGAGTTCGAGGTCGGCTCCGACTGCGTCGCGCGCACGCGGACCGAGATCCTCCCGGCGGTGAAGCGTCAGGTCGCGAAGGCCGAGCGCGAGCGCGTCCAGGCTCGCGTCGACGCCCGCGTCGGGTCCGCTCGCGTCTCCCTGGAGCGCGAGGACGTGCGCGCCGTCCTGCGGGCCCGCTCGACGAACTACGGGACGTCGACCGGCCGCCGCCAGACCGTTCTCGCCTGGGCCGAGTGGATGCTCGCGCACGCCGGCCGCAAGGGTCAGACGCTCGTCGCGCAGCGCGTCGAGGCCGTCGTCGCCGAGCTGGCCGAGAACCCGCTCCCCGCGGCCGTCTACGAAACCTCCGACGAGTCGGGCCCGCTCGATCGCGCCTGCCAGGCGCACGCGATCGAGAAGTTCGAGGACGGCGACGGCTACCAGATCCGGCGGGTCGAGACCGGCGCGCCTTGCACGTTCTGCGCCCTGGAGCTCGCCCGGGCGGCCGCGGGGTTCGGCTCGTGAGGACGGTCCAGGAGTGGCGGGAGCGGGACCTCGCGAACCGCCGGGAGCTGCGCGCCGCGATGCGATGGTGGCGCGCAGCGCACCCGCGCCGGGTCGTGCGGGTCGTGAGCCACAATTTCGTCGGCCACGTCCTCTGGTCGAACGAGGGCGACGCCGGGCCCGTCGGCTCGGTCGCCCGGGTTCTGGAGGGGTTCCGGGCCCGCCTGGACGGGGACCCGCGTTGCACGGTGCGCGACTGCTACTACTGCCGCGTCGACGCCTTTCGGGAGGACCAGGCCCGGGCCCTGGGAGCTCCCCGAAAATAGTTTGGCCGGCCCGTCGATTTTCCTAACCCTCCCGGGTTCCGATGCCGTAACTTGATCCATGTCGCGGCGACGGTCGCCCCGACGTCCTGAAACGAGGAGGATCCGATGCTCGAACTTTCCGAATACCAGAACGACCGCGCCGCCGCGGCCTTGAACGTCGACCCCGCGGACATTCGCGCCCGCAAGTCCGAGGACGGGCTCTACATGGTCTACGCGGTGTCCTCGATCGCCGTCGGGTTCGGGGCGACCGAGGCCCTCGCCGTCGACGCGCTCGAAGTCGACGCCCGCTCGATGCCGGACCACAAGAACCCCGTCGCGATCGAGGCCCTCGTCGCGTTCCGCGGGGTGCGGTCGTGAAGGCCGCGATCCGCTGCGTCGGCTGCTCGCGCAAGCTGCGCGAGCTCGACCTCCTGCTCGTCGCGACCGCGGTGTTCGATCGCAAGTGCGCGGGGTGCGGTGTCTCCTGGCGCATCGTCGCGACCCCGCTCGCGAACGCGGCGACGCAGGTCGTTCACCGTCTGGACTGGACCGCGAAAAACTTCCGCGCGGTCGCGACGTTCTCGCAGGGTGGCGCGCCGGCCGACAAGCCGGCGACCGCCCATTGTAACGAGCGCGAGATCGGCTGCCTCGACGCGCTCGCCTCGACCTGCTCGTGCGACTGCGTCCCCTGCCACGAGGCCGAGCTCGGCGCGGTGAAGTCGTGAGCCGCTTCCCGAAGATCACGGCGACGCAGACGCTCCCCGAGATCCTCGCCGTGACGGGGGTCCGCGACTACGGGCCCTCGGACGGCGAGGGCTCGACCGCGTGTCCGCATTGTGGCTCCCGCGGCCGGTACGTTATCTCGTTCGTCTGCGCCGACGGCTCGCGCCGCGGCGCGATGCGCGGCTGCGTGAACTTGTTCCCGATCGCGCGCGAGACCTCGCGCGCTGCGAAATTGATCCAGGAGGCTTTCGAGCGCGCGGCCATCGCGGCCGAGAGCAAGCGCAAGCCGGCGCGCTGGTGGCAGGACATGATCGACGCGACCGAGCGGTTCTCCGCGCACCCGCTCCCCGACGTGCCGGCGATCCAGGCCGCACGCGTCGAGCTCTTTCGCGCGGTCTGGGAGGCCGAGTCCCGCCGCCAGGAGTGGCTCGCGAAAAACGGCTACGGGGTTCGCGCGCGGCGGTCCCGGTGAGCGCGGTCCTGCTCGACGCGCTCCGCAAGATCCGGGACAAGTTCCCGCACGACAAACGCTGCGCGTCAGGGAGGACGCGCCTCTCCGGGTTCGAGCGGAACCCGAGCTGCGACTGCTACGTCGGGATCGCGAACGACGCGATCCGCAAGTTCGAGTCCGAAAACGAGGAGGTCTAGCCGTGAAAGCTACCTATCAGGTCGACGCGATCCAGGGGAAGTTCCTGCGGGTGCTCGCGATGGGAGAGACGTTCGACAAGGCTCGCGCGATCGCAGACCGCGCGGTCGCGGACCCGGCGGTTCAGGTCCGCGTTACGGGAACGACGTCCGACGGCGACGTCCTCGTCGTCGAGGACTGGCGCGCCGCGTCCGAGCGCGCCGGCCGCGTCGGCGTCGGACACGTCCTCGCGGACGGACACGTCGCCGAGACCTGCGAGCTCTGCCTCGCGCGCCCGCGGGTCGTCGTCTCCGACGCCCTCGACGCCGGCTACCGCACGCTCCAGGACGACGTCCTGCGGAACGTCGGCCTCTTGAAGATCGCGACAAACGAGGCCGCGGCCGAGTCCTACCGCGAGCTCGCGGGCGTCTGCGCCGAGCGCGCGAAGGCCGAGCGCGACCGCCTCGGGATCGAGGCCCTCGCCGCGAACGACGCGTGCCGGGAGTATCTGGACCGGCTCCAGGACAACGCCCCCGCGATGCTCCAGTTTCTCGACGACTTCGTCGCGTGGACCGACGGCGAGGTCTCCCTCGGGAAGGCCGTCCCGTCGATCGCGTCGGCGAACGTCGAGCGGGCTCGCGCGATCCGCGACCGGATCGTCGGGGTGAAGTCGTGAAGGCCCGCCCCGACGGGGACCCCTGCGTCGTCGGCGACTGCGGGCTCCCCCGCAGCGCGCCCGAGCACGACGACGAGAGCGAGCTCTACTCGCACAGATACCGCGACGACGGCGCAGAGGACGGCCAGAGCCTCGTCGAGTTCGCGCTCGTGCTGCCGGTGTTCCTGGTCGTCGTCCTGCTCTTGTTCGACGCGGGCGGCATCCTCTGGCGGTTCAATATGACTACCTCGATTGCGCGCCTGGTCGCGCGCGACGCCTCGATAAACGGTCCGGTCGTTGCCTCGCGGAACGGGGTCGCGCTCGCAGCTCGGCTCGGCTACAAGGGGGTCGTGACGGCGAAGTACGAACCCGGCAAGCGCGACGTGATCGTGACGGCGACGACGACGAACCGCGCGATCTTGTTCGGCCGGAACCTCCCGATCACGGCGACGACGTCGGCGCATGTCGAGATCGTTCGATGAGCCGCGCGATCGAGAACCCCGAGCGGAAGTGTCTCGTCTGCGGGAAGCGTCTGGTCGGAAAGTACCGCCAGGCGGTCGTCCGGACCTGGCACGAGCTCCCGCAGCGCGGGTGCATCCACAGGACGCTCGCCGCGAACGGTCGGATCGTCGCCTGCGATCTGCCGATCCGGCTCGACGGGTCGATCTCGGTCTGCTCCGCGGGGCATCGCGAGGCCGCGATCCAGCGCGTCGAGCTCGGTCCGAAGGAACTCGTCGGCTACGGGCTCGACGCCCGCGGAGCCTTCCACTCCCAGAACTGCGCGACGGTGTTCGCGCACGCCGCGGCCGAAAACGGGCATCGGTACAAGTTTTTCGGGGTGAGCTCGTGAGGCCGCGCCCGAAACGCGACTGGATCACGGTTACAGAGGCCGCGATCGAGCTCGGGTTCTCCGATACCTACGTTCGGCGTCTCGTGCGCGAGGGTCGGATCTACGCCGAGAACGCGTTCGGCGTCTACCTCGTGTACGCGCCCGCGGTCGAGGAGTTCAAGAGGACGCCCGCGCGGCCGCCAGGCCGCCAGGCCGCCGTCTAGGAAACGAGAACGCGGGCGTCCAGTCGACGCCCGCGTCCCCCTCGTTTCGTTGCAGTCAATCTCGCCCTAGCGGCGAACGATCCAGCGCATGTCGAGATCCTCCCAAGGTGTCTCCGCTGAAAGGCCCAGGCGCAAGCCGCCCGGGGGTTTCGCGACGCCGGCTACGCGCCGCCGATGTGATCCCGGTTGTAGCCGCTCCGCTTGCGCCGGAGCTCCAGGAACGCCCTCTGGAGGTTGGCCGCGACCATCGCGGGATTGATCCCGTCGAGCGCGCGCTCGGCCTCCGCGTGAAACAGATTCCAGAGCTCGGCCTCGGAGAGGCCCGGGTTCGCCTTCTCGACCTCGTCGAGCTTCCCCTCTGCGTGCTCCCGGAGCCATTCGATCTGCTGCTCCAGGTCTTTGATCGTCTCCTCGATATTCGTCGGCATGTAGAGCTCCTCGACGGGGACGCAGCCGCCCCCGGGCCCGAAGTAACAGACGACCCCGCGCACGCCGCGCGGGACATGGAAGATCATCGGCTAGTGGCCGCCCCAGGCCGCCCAACGCAGGCCGACCGCGTACTCCGGCTCGCGGTGGACGGCGATTCCCTGGACGGGGTTCCCGAGCTCGTCGTACTCGATCGTCGACGTTGTCTCGTCGGGGATCCAGCGCGCCGTCCCGATCGCGAATAGCGCGGTCGAGCCGTCGCCGCGAAAGAGGACCGGCGCGGCCATGCGTAACGAGAGCTCGGAGTGCCTCGTCTGCTGGAGCCCGAGGATCTCGCGCGCCTTGTTGTTCGGCCAGACGTAGTCGGCTCCCAGGTAGAGGGAGAGAGGATGCGAGCCCGGGCCCTTGTAGGCGCGCAGGCGAGCTCCGACGAACGCCCAGGACATATCGGTCGAGAGGTCGATCTCGCCGCCGGCCGCCGTCGAGAGGGCCTCGGTCCAGGAATAGGAGAACCCGGCTCCCGGCATCGCCGCAGTAAACGTCGAGCCGTCGCCGTGCTGGAGCTGCGCGGCCTTGACGTCGACGTAGGCCCCGAGCCGCCAGAACGCGAAGATCGAGGAGTCCGGCTCCGTCACGACCTGGCCGTTCTCGGTCGTGTAGGACCTGGAGGGCTGCGCCTGCGCCGTCGAGCACCCGAGCGCGCCCAGGGCGAACACGAGAGCAAGTCCGATCATAACGATAGGTCCCATGCCGGACGGCCGGTTGACGTCCGCGCCAGGAGCCATCGGCGCGACGTAGACGCCGGCCTTCGCCGCGACCATCGGGTCGACCTTGCCCAGGTAGGCGCGCAGATCGTCGACGGTTGCCGGCGGCCGGCCCGAGCCGTAGATCCCGCGCGCCAGGAAGTGAACGGCGACCGTCTCGACCCAGAGGACGAACACTTGGAGCGGAACGTCGGTCAGGATGCCGTGAGGCTCGGTCGGGTCGACGTAGTGAAGGACCCGCGAGACGACGAGCCAGGAGAAAAGGCCCGCGAGCGTTCCGAGGATCGGGTCCGCGTACTTCGGGAGCTCGCCCTCGACCGCACCCGTCCAGTAGTTCTTTATGACCTGGCACGCCGCGGCGATCAGCGCGGCGAATGGCAGGAGCGTAACGTTCAGTAGATCCTTGAACTCCACTTGGGAACCTCCTACGGTTGGCCGCCCGCGAGAACGCCGGGACGGTAGGTTTCCGGCACGAGCCGGCCGAACGTCGCGAGCGAATCGTCGCGCGTCCAATTGTTCGCGCGCACGATGAGCCATGCGCGGAACTCGACGACGCTATCAGTCGCCGCAGTAACGACCGCGAATCCTCGTTTGAGGTACACGGTCGAGTCGTCGTCGACGCCGAACGCGAGAGACATTCGCGCGTCCTGGAACCCGACGTATCCCAGAGAGTCGCCGACCGCCGGAGCTCCGGAGATCATCCCCGCATAGTTGACCGAGAGCGTCCGCTTGGACTTGCGGTTCCAGTCGCCGTAGGTCGGGATCGGTGGGGACCAGAACCCGTAGGCGACTCCCGTAAGGTCGAACCGCCCGCTCGGCCAGAGCCACGCCCGCGGGAACGGCGCGCTCGACCCGGTGTCGGGGTTCGCGGAGATCGGCCGGCCTGGCGTCGTGTCGAACGGGTCGAGCAGCGGGGGAGCGTAGAGCGTGAGCGTCGCCGGGAGCGGGTCCGAGCCCGCGGCCTTCGCGCAGGGCCCGAGCATCGAGACGACGACGACCAGGGCGAGCAGGAGCGCGCCCGAGACGAACGCGAGATAGCGGTCGTGTTCTGACATGGGACTATCTCCTGGCGGCCTTGGGGACCGCGGTTTTCACCGAGTCGACGGTCGCGGCGACGGTGTCGACGACCGCGGCGACGGTGTCAATCTTCGCCTCGACGACCTTCACGCTCGCGACGACGGCCGCCGTCTGGACGGTGCGCGCGCGCGACGCCCGCAGCTCCAGGCGGTCGATCCGCTCGATAACGGTCTGGACTCCGGACGCGATCGCGATCGTGTTCCGCTCGCCGCGTTCGAGGGCCTCCTGCGCCAGGCTTACGCCGCGCCGGATCGAGTCGGAGACCGCGGCCTGCTCGTGCTGGAGGTCGGCCTGCTTCTGCTGCTCGGATCGGCCGGCGGTGAGCTCGCGCCCGACCCAGGCGATCGCGACGAAAATCGTAAACAGGAACGAGAGGTAGACGAGCCTCCAGCTCGGCGCGAGGGCCTTCGTCGTCTGGGGTCCGGTGTCATGTTCCATTCGGCCGCCTCCCCTGGATCGCCGCGAGCTCGCGGTCGTGTCGGTCGAGCTTGTGTCTTTCGACGGGTCCGTCCAGGGTATGCCGTCGATCGTTGTCCGCATGGTCGTCTAGCTCCCCCTCGATCGAGGACATTCGGTTCTCGTGCGCCTCGCGCAGCTCCTTGAGGACTTTCTCGAACTGCTGCTGCCGGACGTAGGTTGTAACCGCCAGGGAAACGTTCGTAACCGCCCAGATCACGAGCGGCCAGGTAATCGGGGGGAGCTGTGACCAGGGAATCCCCTCTGCGAGCGGGACGACGACTGCGAGCGTCAAGGGACGAGCTCCTTCGGTGTCGAGGTTTCGAGCTCCAGCTCCAGGAACCGAGACGTCGCGCTCGCACGAGAACCCGTCGTCCGAATGGAGAATACACGTCCCGAGATCTCGTCGGTCCCCTCGACGTAGAGCCACTCCAGAAATCCCTCGTCGTCGACGGTGTACGTCGCGCTCGCCAGGTGATCGACGAGCAGCTCGCGGTCCGACGTCGACGGGCCCTCCGGCAAATGCACGGCGACGAGCGTCGCGAACGTGTCGCGGATCGCGACCGCCTGCTCGTCGGGGACCAGGTAGAGAACGCGAGCCGGGACGCGGAGCGTCGAACCGTTCCATTCCCGAACGCCCGCGGCCGCCAGGAGGAGCCCGGAGCCCGGGAGCTGGTCGTTCGCCTGGAGCTCCAGGGAGACGAACCTCGGGGAGAGCTCCCGAGGCCACTCCCAGACGAGCAGGCCGGCGGCCAGGGCGAGGAACGAGAGGGACGAGAGTCCGAGCAGCCAGGGCGCACAGACCCGCGCAGACGGGACCCTGGGCCTCACAGAGGGAACTCCCAGGCCCCAGGGTGAGCGATCGCCCAGGCGCGCGCCTCGTCGAGCGTCCGCGCCGGGTGGTATTCCAGGTGCGGCCGGTCCTTCCTGGTCGGCCAATCGCCGCCCCAGAGGAACCCGAGCTCCTCGGCCGCCTGCTCGATCTCGTCCCAATGGTCTGCGGGGTCGGTCGGCGTGTAGTCCCAATCGGCCGCCGCGGCGCGGTAGAGCGGGACGAAATCCAGGGCGAGCCCGTAGTAGTGCCAGGAGTCGCGCGCCGTCTGGGCGTTCGTGATCGTCGAGAGGTTCTCGGCCGCGGTCGGGGGCGTGAGGCCCTGGGCCCGGTAGAGTGTCGCAACGTCGGCTAGCGGTCGACGCCCGCGGCTCCAGTAGGCCCTCTGGAGAGCGTCGTCGCGCCTGGTCTCGGTGATCAGGACGAGCCATCCCTTAGCCGCGCAACGCCTGAGCCACTCGCCGACGAGGCCCTGGAACTTCGGGTGAAGATCTCGAACGTCTCGCCGGACCGGCATCGCGGCCTCCTAGTAAACGTGCGGATTGACCGCGCGGAGCGTGACCTTGGAGCGGCCGTTAATCGGGTCGAGCGTGAACGAGCGGATCGTCGCCGCGACCGCGCGCGCGGTGTCCGGCACGACCGGAGCTCCTGCGGGGTCGCCCTGGGGGTTGAGCGTCAGCGTCCACTTGAGCTGGCGGGGCTCCTCGACCAGGTAGCAGTCGCCCAGGTGCGGAACGAACGTCAGCGGGAAATCGACGTCGAGCATGTAGCGCGCCTGGTCGTTCTGCTGGACGACGCGCCGCGCGAGCTCGCGGGCCCGAGCGTAGTTCAGGAACGGCGAGCGGCGCGCCGGCCGGAAGATCGAGACCCCGTATTTCTCGATCGACTCGCGCGCCGTCGCGATCTGCTTCGTGAGCTCCTGCGGATCGAGAGACAGACCCTCGCAGTCGATCTGGATCTCGTCGCCGACCATGAAAGGGCACTCGGGGTAATCGTAGGGCTCGCCCTGATTGTTGAGCGTGCGGGACTTCGGGACCTCGAATACCATCCCGACGCCCGTCGGCCCGACCCAGAAAACCGTCCCCTCGTTGTATTCCTCGACGTTCTGGACCGGCGCGACGTAGCCGCGGATCGGGCGAAACCGTTTGATATCGTCCGCGTCTCCCCCGGAGCCGACGCGCCGGCCGGCCCAGGTCGTCCCGTCGATCACGTTCACGACCAGGAGGTCGGGGTCGCCGGCCTCGGAGTCGTCGACGTGCGGGCGAGCGATCATCCCCTTTACCAGGTTACGCGTCGAGATCGCCTGGAACTCGGTCTCGGTCTCCTCGGATCCAGGGACGACGGTTCCCGACGGGTCCGCGGTGCGCGCGACGCCCAGAGGCCCGTCCGACCAGACGTTGTTCTCCCAGGAACGCAGGACGACGCGAGTCCCGATCGGATACGGGAGGTCCGAGGGAGCGTGGTCGACGAGGATTACCGAGCGGTCGTTCGCCTCGTCGTGCGTAATGTCGCGAACCTTCCCGACGTAGGCCCCGATCTCGACCGAGTCGCCGTAGAGCTCGCCGTCGGCCGTCGAGAGTGAGGACTCCTCGTCGGTCCCGCGGGTCGTGTCGAGAGCTGCGATATACGGGACGACGATCTCAAGTCCCGCGGTCGGGTCGTCGACGACGTCGTCTAGCGTCGTGATCCAGACCTCGTACTGTCCGCTCGTGGTATTGAACCGCGTATAGAGCCGCCAGAAGTCGAACCCGACGATCAGGCCGTCGCCCGCGTCGGAGTCCGAGCCGACGTTCGCGAGGCCCGTAACCGTGAGGTCGTCCCAGGAGGAGCCGTCGTCGGTCCCGCGGAAAAACCGGAACGTCCCGGTCGAGTCGAACGCGCCCGCGTAGAGGTTCCCGTTCTCGTCGACGTCGAACGCGTAGTCGTGATTCCGCGACCATCCCGCGACCGCCGCGAGCGGGGTCGGCGCGAACGCCCCCGACCAGGACGCGCCGTCGTCGTCGGAGTAGGAGAGGTAGAAGTCGCCGCCGTCGACCCAGGCCGCCCAGGTCCGGCCGGCGGTCGTGCGCCTGACAGCGGTCGGCCGGTATTGATTCGTCCCGGTGTAGTCGGCCAGGAGGACCGTCGAGCTCGCTCCCCAGGCGTTTGACGTCACGAGGGCTCGGACCTGGTCGTGCTGATTCGCCGCGTTCGAGTAGTCCTGGACGATTACCGCGACGTTCGCGTCGACGATGTAGCCGATACGGTAGGACGGGCCCGCGCGGAACCCGAACCAGGGCGAGCTCCCCGAGGCCGAGTCGTGAATCTTCGTCTGGGAGCCGTAGGTCCCGGCTCCGGTGCGCCGCATTTGGTACACGTCGTCGAGCGTCCCGCCGCCGCCGCGTTCCTGCGTAATGAGGTCGACGATCGTCGAGGCTCCGACGACGTCGACCAGGAACCCGGCGAACCCGCGCGTCCCGCCCGCGTCGGGCGTCGTCTCCGACCAGGTCGCGCCCGCGTCGGTCGACTCGGCGACCTGGACCGAGAACGAGCCGTAGCCGCAGAGCAGCGTCCCGTCGTCGAGGAGCTCCAGGCCGACGACGTCGAACGTGTTCGTCGCCTCTGCGTGAACGACGACCGGGCCCGTCACGAGCGCGCGCGTCGCCGCATCGTAGGACGCGAAAAGGATCTCTTTGTTCGAGCTGAAACTGGAGCCCGAGGTCGCGCGGCCGGCCCAGGCGACGTGGACGAGCCCGCGCGGGACGTCGGAGACGAACGCGGCCGCGTGGAGCCCGTTGTTAAAGTTCTTCGCGTCGACGCGGAACTGGTGCGGGGTCGGAGCTCCAGGAGCTCCCGCCGGCTCCCAGGGTTCGAGGAGCTGCGTCTCGATTACCGAGTCGGTCGAGAGCCACGCGAACCGGAGTTTCGATCGCCGCTCGCCGCCGCCAGGAGCCGTCAGGACGACGACGTTCCCGTAGCGGTCGTGCGCGATGCACCCGTCGTCCTCTGCTCCGACGACGCCGCCCTCGACGCATTTCAGGATTACTTTCTGGCGATCGAGCGACCTCTGGACGACCGAGATCGCGCCGTTCCAGGGATCGCGCGTCCAGCCGACGGGACGGGCGAGGAGCTGGACCGTCCCCTTCGGCTCGACCAGGATCGCGCGCGAGGGAGCGACCTCTGCGTAGTTGAATACCTCGTCGTAGCCCCAATCTTTCGTAATGTCCGAGGCCGCGAGCTCGCCCGAGAGCACGTTCGGCGTCGCCTTGATCGTTCCGAGGACCGTCGTCGGCGACTCGCGCAGCTTGAAAAAGAACGCGCCGTCCGCATCGTAGCCGAACACAAAGTCGGCGATCGCCGCGAGCGCGGAGAGCGCGTCCCAGACCGTCATTTCCGAGAAGTCGGCGAGCTCGATCCGGTCGGTCATTGTGAACCCGAGCTGGTAGAGATAGCCTTTCCCGTTCTGCGGAATGATCTGGACGTCGGGGTCCTGCTCGGTCCCGGTGCCGGCCCCCGAAATCCCGAAGATCGCGCCGTCGCCGCCGTTGTGTTCTTTCGAGAGCACGAGGCCCGCGGCGAGGCCGGTGTCGCCGTCGACCGGCGGGAACCCGTCGTCGACCGTCACGATCGAGCCCGTCCCGTCGTCCGGCATCCTGATTAGGGAGTTCGCGCCCGCGTCCTGCCAGAACATAGCCCCGGGTCCGGTGATCCCGCCCGAGTCCCAATGCACGAGCCCCGACTGCCGGCCGGTGCTCCAGCGCGCGACGCCCGTCGTCCCGCCGCCGCCGAGATCGAGCATCGCCGCGCCCCAACAAGCCCCCCCGACCTTGGTGTAGTCGAGGAACGTAATCCCGGCATGTCCCGAGGCCGCGTACTTCGCCTCCAGGACGATCCAGCGACGCCGGCCTCGGGAGTCGCCGACCGCGAAGTTCGTCGAGAGGAAGTCGAGCGTCTGCGCCGGCTGGCCGGTGAACGCGCCCGCCGCTAGCGGCCAGGTGAACTCGACGACGATCGAGCCGACCGGCTTGTTGTTCCCGACGTCGTCCGGCGCGCCGCCCGACCAGGCCGACTCGTCGAAATAGGTCGCCGCGACGAGCAGCTTGTTCCCGGCTGCGTTGAACTCCATCGAGGTCGGGAGGTAATACTCGTTCCCTGACATAACGTAATAGCCGGGGTCCGAGACCGCGCCGCTCTGGATATTGCGGACGATGATCTTCGCTTTGTAGCGGTCGAGGCCCGCGTCCCAGGAAATCGTCGTGAGCGCGAGCTCGTCGGTCGCCTCGTTAAACGCGAACGCGCCCGCGTATTGCCCGTAGTTGAAACGGTGATCCGAGGGGTATCGCGGCGAGACCGACGTGTCGTCGAAATGATTGTGATAGGGCCCAATCTCGGTCATCCAGTAATCCGGAGACGTGTTATTGAGCATGGCCGACTCGAACGCGCCCGGGGCGTCGTCGTTCCAGGCGTCGTGCGCGTAGAGCGACCGCCCGGTCCCGACCGACGGCTGGCGCGCGCGCAGCCAATGGGGAGTCACGTTCGGGATATTGATTCCCGCCTGGTCGGCGTCGGCGTTAAACGGGTGCCCGCCGATAACGACGTGGAACGGCGACGCGGCCAGCTTGCGCCCGGCGCGGACATGGAAAAGCCCGGTGTAGAAGTTCGTCGAGAAGATCGAGAACTCGGTCGCCGCGGCCGGCGCGGCCGTCATGCTCGCCGTAAGCTGGACGACGTTGTCGTAAGTCACGAGGTCGACGTTCCCGGCCAGGCGAGCTGCGACGTCGGCCGTCGGGAACTCGGGCGTCCAGGCGAGGAGGACGATTTTCTGGCGCAGCGTCGAGACGTAAACGTGGTGAATCTTCGCGCCCGCGGCGATCAGAGCTGCCGGGAGTTTCGTCCAGTAGGTCCAGACGCCCGTCTCCGGGTTGAACTTCCAGAGCTCCTCCTCCAGGCCGACCCAGATCTCGCCGTAGCCTGCGTCGGCGGGATTGTTGTTCACGGCGAGCGGCGACCCGTAAATCGTGTAGTCGCGCGCGGTCTCCGGCGGCCGCGCGAACGACGAGATAACCGGACCGTCCTCGCGCGTCGCGTCGGAGATCGGGATCTGGTAGGAGTCCTCGATCTCGGAGAACGCGGCGACCTCTGCGACGGTGTGACGCGTTTCGAGGAGCCGCCGCACGAGGAACCCCGTCGGCATGTTGACCCACCATTGTTTCCCGCGGCGCACGCGGTCGGCCTGGGCGTCGACGAGCAGGGACGTCAGGGTCCGGAGCGTGATCGTCGCCTGCGGGAGGTTCGCGCGCGTCGTGATCCGGTCGAGGACCCAGACGCCGAGACGCTCGGTCCCGCCGAGAGTCACGAGGGAGATCCGGCAGCGGAGCCGCTTCCAGGTTTTCGCGACGAACGTCGACGGCGGGGGCGAGTCCCAGAATCGGTCGTCGTTCCGGACGGTCAGGGTCGAGAGCTGGACGTCGAACGCGCCGGTCTCTTTCTCCTGGCGCGCCGTCAGGCCCGACCCGACGTTCACGAGCCGTTCCTGCGTGAACCGATCCGAGAGGTCGATCCAGGAGCCGTTCGTGTCGCGGACCTCGAATAGAACGCGGACTGGCCGTCTACGCTGCGCGAGCGCGTCGTTTACCGTCCCGTAAGTCATGGATCAGACCTCGACGAAACGGAGCTGGCCGCGCCAGAGAGCCGTCGCAGGGTTCGACTCCTCGAACGCGCCGTCAATCTCCAGAGGGAACGCCTCGCCGTCGAAATCGACGTAGGCCGGCCTCGTGTAGTACGGGGAGCTCGGGATCACGACGAGCGGGCGTGCGATCCCGTAGGAGATCCCGCCGCCCGAGCCGCCGCGCCCCTTGTTCGACGCCCAAAGCCGTTTCACCTTCTCGGCGTCGGGGTTCTTGAGCAGGCGGTAGCCGTACTCGAACGTCCGCTTGACCGCGCCTCCCGAGGGGTCGAACGAGAACCGAGCTCCCGAGGGGAGCGTCGTCCCCTTCGCGAGCGTCGAGAGGTTCCCGACGATCGAGCCCTCATGTCTGGGCGAGCGGTTGAACTCGTAGAACGTCTCGTGGTCCGCGCCCGCGGCCGTGAGCCCGAGCCCGGTCGTCTGCTCGGCGAAGTCGATCGGGCCCAGGGTCTCGATCGTGAACGAGTCGAAGATCCCGACCGAGCTCCCCGAGCTCGGGCCCGACGCGACGATCAGTCGGACGCGGACGTGGTCGAGCGCGGAGCTCGTAAGGTCGATCGCGATCGGCGAGGAGACCAGGTCGACCCAATCGCCGGTCCAGGACGCGGCCGCGATCGTGAGGGAGCCGCAGGAGACGTCGGACGACTCGGTCGCGTTCAGTTGCCGCAGGTTGAGGCTCCAGTCGTTCGCGGGTGCGGGCGTCTGTCCCAGGAACCGAACCCGGATCCGGGCCCACCATGTAGCCGACTCCGCGGCCATGTAGGCGGCCGAGAACGGCTCCGAGCCCGGGAGCTGCGCCGACGCCCCCCTCGGGGACAATAGGTATCGCGAGGCCGAGTTGCCGAGCGCGGCCGGCGCGATGATCCGCAGAGCTCGTCCCGATCCGTCGACGTTTGCGCGCCCGAGAGACGCGCCGCCGCCGATCAGGATCGGGACCCAATGGATCCGCGCGGGCGTAACGAGGTCCGTCGTCGCGCCGGCCGATGCGGTCCAGCCGTCGGGGAGTCCGGTCGCGCCGAGCGACGAGTATTTCCAGCCGAAATCGGCGTTCGGAACGTAGAGGCCGCAGGAGATTTTCGGGCCCATCGCCTAGCCTCCCGAGCTGGTCGGAACGACGAGCTCCCGGTCATTGAGCATTTGCTGGAGGACGGGACGCATTTCGCGCGCGAGCGCGATCGCGGCCTCGGGCCCGAACAAGTTCAGGCCCCCGAAGAATCCGATCGTCACGTTAAAGTTCTGCGTGATCGGGGCGTTCCCCGCGACCGTCCGGAGTCTCGTCGAGGTCGACTGCGAGGACCCGCCGCTCGCCTCGGCGGCCGCCGGAGTTCCCGCCTGCTCCTCCTCGTTCTGCGCGCGGAGCGCGTTCGCGCCGCCCTGCGCGACCGCAGCTCCGACCCCGTAGGCCGCCGCGGCCAGGGCGTGCTTTCCCGCCGCCGCGAGGTACTGGCCGGCCTGGAGCGGGAACTCGATCGCCTTCGCGACCGAGCGGATCGCCGCCGCGGCCTCCTGGGCCCCCTCGGTCCGCATGACAGCGGCGAGGGCCTCGATCGAGGCCGCCGCCCCCTCTTTCGCCGCCGACTTAACGATCTGGAGCGCGAGGCCGTGCGTCCCCTGGTGATACTTGAACCATTTCGTCGTCGCCGCGACGAGCGTGTTATAGGCCGCCGTCCCCGCGGCCGCCATGCCGGACGACGCGACGAGGGCTGCCTGCGCGGCCTGGTCCCATCCTGCGCCGACGTCGTGAAAGAACGCCGCCCAGGTCGCGCGCATCGAGTCCGTAGCGAACTGCGTGTTCTGGATCGTCGCGTCGAGGGACGCGTTCGCCTGCGCCGCGACCGAGAGGTCCGCGGCCTCTTTCCCCGTCGTGTCCGTCGCCCGCCCGACGTCGGCGACGTTCTCGGGCGAGATCCCGCGCCCCAGGAGCTCGCGCCCCTTGCGGGCGTCGATCCCGAGCTGCGCGAACTTCCCGAGGGCCTCGTTTAGGTTGTCCTGCTCGGACTTGACCTTGAGCGTCGCGACCGCGAGGTCGTCCAGGAGCTTGAGCCACGCGTCGGAGCCGACCTTGACGGTCTGGAGCTGGAACTTGAGGACCTCGACCGCGAGCTCGTTCCGGTCCTCTGCGGCCTTCTTGTTGACCTCTGCGACGTCGTCGGCGACCTGCTTCTCCAGGACGACCCTCTGGTCCCCGAGTTTCCTCTGGAACGCGAGGAGGAACGTCCCGTCCTGGAGCGACTGGTCGAGGGCCTGGCGTTCGATCTTCGCCTTCTCGTTCGCGACCTTCTGGACCTGGGCGATCTGCGCCGCCGTCGCGCCCGGCGCGCTGGCCGCGGCGAGGACCTGGGACCGCCTGCGGTCCTCGATCTCCTGGTCGGCGCGCGCGAACGCCTCGCCGAGCGCGATCGACTTCGCGACCGCGTCGTGCTCGATCTTGTCCAGGAGCTTGAGCCGCTCGGCCGCGCCGTGCGCCTCGATCCCGAGCCGCCGCTCGATCGAGTCGGCGGCCGCGGCCGCGAGCTTCTGGCCGGTCGAGAGTTCGAGCGTGACGTAGTCCTGGGCCCGCTTGACCGCGTCGTCGAACGCCTTCTTAGCCGCCTTCGCGAGCTCGGGATCGACCTCGGGCGGGGTCGCCTTCGCGGCCTTCGCCGGAGCTGCGAACGCCTGGCCGCGGGTCGCCAGGTCGGCGAACGTGTCGCCCAGGTGGAACCCGTAGGTCTGGCCGAGCTGCGAGCGCGCATCGCGAACCGCGGCGACCGGCGGGGCGATCGGAGCCTCGCGGTTGAACCCGCCCGAGCGCGCGCGCGCGACCTCCGCGGTAAGGCCGCGCATCCTGGCCGTCGCGTCGTCGATCCGCAGGAGCTCGGAGTCGGAGATCAGCTCGACCGGGACGATCGCCCCGATAGCCTCCAGCTCTTTCCGCATATCCTGCGTCGCCCGCGTCGCGTCCCGCATCGCGGCCGGCCCGGCCGCCTTGGAGAGCTCCTCGTCGAGCTCGCCGTAACTCTTTTTCAGGGCCTCGACCTGGTCGTGCGCGTCGTCGAAAATCGCCGCGACGGCGATCCCGCCCAGGAGCCCGATCGCGATCCCGATCGGACCGCCGAGCCCCATAATCGCGCCCGAGAGTTTCGAGACGCCGAACGACGCGACCGTCGCCGACGTGCCGGCCGCGACCGCCGCCTCCGACCAGAGGCCGAACGCCTCGACGCCGGCCAGGACCAGACCCGTCAGCTTGAGGAACCCGACCGAGCCGATCAGGAACCCGATCGGCGCGCGCAGCTTGTCGAGGTTCTCGGCGAGCGTCAGAGCCGCATTGAACCCGGTCTCGGCCGCGTGGACGAACGTCTCCATCGCGCCCGAGACGCTTTTCGCCCATCGTTCGAGCGTCCCGTTTTTCTCCAGCTCGGCGATCTTGGAGAGGATCTTTTCCAGCTCGCCGCGCACGAGGTCGCCGACGCCCGACTCGGAGATCTTGAGGAGGAGCTGGAACACTTCGTCGCGCAGAGCCGAGAACCGGCCGCTCGTCGTCTTTGCGATCAGCTCGTCGTCCTCGCCGAACTTCTGTTTCCAGAACTCCATTACCTCGGCCGCGATCTTCTTAGAGTCCGACGCCGATCGGCGGCCGCCCTCCATGAGGTCGACGCCGGCCTTCGCCGCGATCGCCTGGATATCGACGCCGAACGACTTTAGGTTCTGGAGCTCGCCGACCCGCGCCTGGGAGATCGCGAGGACGGCCTCGTTTAGCGGACGGTGGAGGAACGCGGCGACGTTCGAGAGCGTGCCGATATATTCCTTCGTATTGAGGTTCAGGGCCTCCAGGAGTTTCGACGCCTCGATCACGTTCGGGAGGTCGAACGAGGAGGTTTTCGCGAACTCTTTCAGGTAGGCCAGGTGCGCGACCGCCTCGTCCGAGCCGCCCAGGAGGACGCCGAACGAGGCTTTCCATGCTTCCATGTCCGCGCCCGCGGAGATCACGTCGCCGAATAGCTCCGCGCCCTTGGTGATCCCCTCCTGGGCGAACCGGACGGCCTCCATAAGTCCCGGCAGCTTCACGAGGGTTTCACCGACCCCGGTGTAGGCGTGTTCGAGCTTCTGCGCCGCCCGCTCGGCGTTCGCGAACTGTCCGGCGATCTGGCCGATTGCCGCGGCCTGCTTCGTCGAGACCGCGGCCTGCTCGGTCTGCATCTTGAGCGCGCGCTCGTTCATCGCGAGGATCTGCTGCTGGACCGCCGCGATCTGCTGGACGCCCTCGGTCGTGACCTTTAGCCGTAGATTGATATCGTCGTTCGGCACGGTCAGCTCCCTACGTTTCGCGAAATGTCGAGGGCCCGGTTACGGGCCTCGCGCATCCTGATAACCGAGCGCGTCTGGCGCACGACCCCGAACGCTTCCAGGAGTTGCGCCGGCTGCGAGAGGAGACCGCCCTCGAACGGGAGCGTCGAGTATGCCTCGGACATTCCCTCTAGGCCGATGATCTCGGCGGCCTCGCCGATCCCCTCGGTGACTTCCAGGAGCCCTGGTACGCAGAGCCCGCAATACTGCGCGCGGTCGTGCGCCGTGAGATCGCGCCAGTCCCAGAGCTCGTCGCCCAGGTGCTCCCAGATCGTCTCTTTCGAGACCCAGACGCGCCGATCGGCGGCTCCCGTCGGGACCTCGACGCGGACATACTGCCGCCGGGTGAGGCATCGTTCGTCCTCGTGCGCGCCGCTCTTGGACAGTCCGTCGCAGGTGAGCGTCCATTGACGCCCGGTCGTGTTCGCTTCGAGACTGTCCATCGAGTAGCCGACGACGAACTCTAGGATTTTTTTCTGCCGGCCTCCAGGATCGCCGTCGACTGCGCCGCGAGCATGAGCTCCTGGAGCAGGAGGAAGTCGATCGCCTCGGTGACGTACTCGGCGATCTCCTCGCCCTTGAGCTCCAGACCCTCCTCGCCCGCGTTCTGGACGTAGTCGAGCTGGCCGATCAGAGACTCGCGGTCGACCTTGATCGAGTTCTGCGCGCGCGCGACGGCCGGCACGTTGTATTCCTTGTCGGCCGCGTTCCAGCGCGCCCGGTAGAACGCCGACTCGTCGGCCTTCATCGCGCGCAGGCCGAAAACGGTCTGGATATCCTTGTCGCGATCCGACGACGCGACGAACGGGACCGGGTCCTTTGAAATCCGAACGATCATTGGGACGACTCCCTGGTGAGCTGGTGAAGTGAATCGCGGGCCCGGCCCTTGCGGGCCCGCTCGGTGCTGCTACGCGGCCAGGTCGGCCGAGTGCCAAATGTCGATCGTGGTCGCCTGCGGCGCAGTCGCCGCGGTCGCCTTCGCGAAATCGACCTGGACGCCCTGGATCCCGCCGCGGTCGACCTGCTGGTGATTCGAGTAGATCGCGTCGAAGATCATCCGAACATAGCCGACGTCGTCGACCGCGGTCCCCCATCCGAACTCCAGAGTCCGGTTCGTCTTTGCCTTGAAGTCGTCGAACATGGGCATCCCGATTGCCCGCGCCGTAACGACCATGTTCCCCGTCAGTCCGAAGATCCCCAGGACCAGGTCCTCGGGCGTCTGCGACTTGCCGTTCCAGGGGATCAGGCCGTTCGTCAGGGTGAGATCGACGACGACCGGCGCAGGAGTGATCGAGGCCCCCTCGATCTTCGCGACCAGAAGGTGCCGGTGCATATGCTGGAGCGCGTTCGACCAGGCCGACGCCGGAGACGCCAGGGTCCCCTTGTCGCCCGAGACGGCCATCGTCTCGACGTCCATCTTCCCGAAGTCGTTCTCCTGCGTTACCAGGTGGATCGACTTCGCGATGTTGCCGAGCGTTTTCTTGGACTCGTTCGTCGCGCCGGCCCGGAGCGCGTGCTGCGCGGAGAACGCGATGTTGACCGCGGGCTGCGCCGTGTAGGCGACGAACGTGTGCTTGAACTTGCCGGAGAGCGCGGGCGTCTCGACTCCGGCCGGCTTGAGCTGGAGCAGCGTCGCGAGCATCTTGTAGAGGAACACGTTCCCCATTCGGGCTGCGAACGTCACGCCCGAGTCGATATTCGCGGTCGCGTACTCGTCCTCGTGCCGCTCCGAACGACCCCGAGCCGTAACTCCGGTGTCGAGAAAGTTCGGATTGATGTTCATCTGCGGGATCCCGATTACCGGGAACGTCTTGTAAGTGACGGCCTCGGTTCCGATCGCGACGAGCTCGTCGCCGATCGCGAAATGGGATTCCCATCCTGCGTAATGATTATTCGACGGCATGGCGGCTCCTCTCCTCTGTTACGGGTTGTCGACGACCGGAGCTGCCGGTTCCGTCGTGCTGTAGAGCGGCTCGCCGCCGCCCTCGACGATCACGTCCTGGCCGAACTCGTCCTGGTCGACGCGATCCGGACGGAACGCGGCCATCTTCGCCGCGAGCTCGGGAGTCACGTCGGCGAACGGCTGGTAGACGAACGAGACCCCGAACCGCTCGTCGACGTAGCCGACTCCGGTCAGGGACCAGATCCGCGTCAGCGTCGGCGCGAGCGTGGTCTCGGTCGTCGTGTTCTCGGCCAGCGTCTCGGCCGATTCGGGAGCAGTCGCCGTCGGGCGAGCTCCCCGCATCGTGGAACCGTCACGGATCGGCATTTGCTCCTCCTCTAGGTGAGCGACTCGGCGTAGACGCCGCCGTCGCCGTATTCGCCCGCCGCGCTGCGAGACCCGACCATGTCCGGGAACCGCACGCGACAGACGACAAGCGCGTGATACAGGAGGCCGCCGCCCTCGGGCCTCTCCTCCCCGATCATCGCGGGCCCGAGAACCTGCGTATCGGCGGCCAGGCCGCCCCAGGTCCTCTGCTCCTCTGCGATCGAGATCAGGGCCGACCCCAGACGAACCGCGTCGAGGTAGGCGTTCTCGTTGTCGAGCCTGGAGACCCAGGCGTGGAGCTCCAGTTGTACGTCGTGCTCGTCGAACTGCTGGACCTGGCCCTCAAGCGTGACCGACCCCGAGGAGACGCCGATCGCCGGGAGGAGCGCGATCGGGACCTGGTGCCCGACGATCGGGTTCGTCCGTTCGAGCATTTCGTAGGGGTCGCGGTACTGCGCCAGGAGCGCGACGACCCGCGCGATCAGGAGCCCGAGGAGGTTGTGCGTCCAGGCGACCCGGATATCCGGGGTCGCGCCGTTCGCGCGAACCTGCGCGACCATGCCGGCGACCGAGAACAACGCCCCGACCTCGGGGACCATCGCGACGTCGATCACGCCGGCACCCGAGGGCCCATGAGCTCCGGCGGCCAGCTTGCGGACGCCCGCGATCGCGTCGGCCTCGGACTGGTAGAGGTCGAGCGTCCAGGAGTCCGGCGCGGCCAGCTTGGAGACGAGCCAGAACTCCCTCCAGCGGTCGGTCTTGAGCTGGACGACGGCGAAGTCGCACCCGGAGAGCGGGCCTGGTGGCGCAACGCGGGCTCCGTATCTCAAGGTCGGCTCCCAAAGAGATAGGCCCGGAGCGGGGTTCTCCAGTTGCGCTGGAGGAACGCCGCGCCGGCCTGCGTGTTCGGGTCGACCGGCGGGAGGAACGGCCGCGCGGGGTAGCCGGGGTGCTGGACCGAGAGCGCGTAGACGGTGACGGCTCCCGGCCGCCCGGGAATCTGGCCGCGCCCGGTTGCACGACGCCGCGCCAGGGCGCGCGACCTCCGCTCGCGGAACGCGGCCAGGCCCTCGCGCCCGGTGAGCGTGCGACCGCCTTCTCGAACTCCGGCGACCTGGAACCGCAGCGGATAGTTTCCATGCGGCGCGATCGTCCAGGGACCTTTCCGGCCCTCCTGGTGGAACCGCCCGATCGCCGACGTCTTAACCGTGATCCCGATCTCGGAGCCGACCTCGGAGACGGTGATCGAGGTCGCGGCCTCGATGCCCGAGCGGCCGCGGCCGCCGTGGAGGACCTTGGAGTGTCCTTTCGCGGCGACGGTGTTAAGCCGGTTCGGGACCCATTGGGGATTCCCGCCGACGGCGAACTGCGTCCGGACGTGCTGCCGCATCGCGGCCGCCAGTTGCGCGACGACGGGTCCCGGGTTCCGCATCCCGGCCCCGAAGCGTGCAAGCGTCTCGCGCGCCGCCGCCGCCTCGACCTCGGTCGAGACCGGCGCGACGTAGAACGCCCGAACGTTGTAGGAGAGAGGCATTACCGCCGGCTCCGAACCGAGAGCGACGGGATCGCCGTCGGCATGATGTAGGACTGGTGTTTCGAGCCGACCGTGCGCGCGACGCCGCCGACGGTCTCGACGACGACCGGGACCGTCGGGATCACGATCTCGCCGGCCAGGATCGCGTCCAGCCACTTGTCGACCCACGCGTGGAGGTCGACCGCATGGAGTCCGCGGTTCCCGTTCTCGCCGTAGTAGCGGTCGAGCAGGAGCGCGGCCGCCTTCCAGTCGTTCATTAGGACGAGGATCGGGTCGAACGGCGCGACGAATGGGACGGTGTAGATCCCGCCGAGCCGGCCATTGATGTAGTCGGCTCCGCGGGTCGCCTCCAGCGCGACCGCCGACGAGTCGAGCGTCGGGTCGGAGAGGGCCTTGTCGACGGCGCGGATCCGCTCCTCGGTCGTGTAGCTCGTCCCGACCGTGCCGGTCGTCGCGAACGCGGCCGACGGCACGAGCTGGAGCGTATCGACCGAGCTCGTCGGCTTGCCGCTCGTGACGCCCGTCCAGCGGACGACGTACTGGCCGCTCGGCCAGGAGTTGAGGTCGGAGACGTCGAGGTCGGCGAGCATGAAACCCGTAAGGCCCAGGGCCTCGACGGGCGTCAGCGTCGCGAGAACCGCGACCGGGTTCCCGCCCATGATCTTGATCTGCGGCGACGTCGGCGTCGCCGGCTGCGCGTCGTCGTCGAGGTACTGCGACGCGATCACGATCGGCGCGGCCTGGCCGACTGCTCCCTGGAAGATCATCGGACTATCTCCTCGTTTTCAGGCGACGCCGCTTGAGCGTCGCGCCTTCTGCGATCCGCGGCCGCTTGAGCGCGGGAGCGGGACCGATCGGGATCGTGAACTCCCAGAGGGAGCGGAGCGCGAGGAGCACGCTAGAACCCCATCCCCGAGAGGCACGCCTGCGGGTGTAGCAGCTCGCCGCGGAACTCGGCGCACGCGAGCGCGTAGGGCTTCGCCGTCGCGCCCCAGGTAAACCCCGGAGTCACGCTCGCGCCGCCCGGCTGCGGGCCGTATGCGCTGGAGTAGCGCACGCGAGCTGGCGACGACCCCTGGGAGCTCGTCGCCTGCTGTCCCATGCTCGTTCCAGTCGCCGCGCTAACTGCGGGGACGGTCGTCCCGAAAAATACCGAGAGCCCCTCGAAGATCGCCGACGTCGTGAGATCCGGGCTCGTGAGCGTCTTGCTTGCGCTCGTCGCGGTGCCGATCCCGCCGTCGACCGCGCCGCCGAGCGCGCCGGGCTCGATCCCTTCGATTTCGTAGACCGACGTTCGGGTGATACACGTCGAGGCCGCCGTCGGAGTCACGACGACGCTATGCGTCCCCTTGGGCGGGAACTCGAACTTATAGATCCCGACGTCGGCCGTCCCGGCCTGGTACTTCACGATCGTAGCCGCGACGCCGCCGACGGTTACGCTCGCGATCGAGTTGTCGATCCCGAGGGTGTCCTCGTTGTGGACGACGATGATATGGCAGCGGCGAGCGGTGTCCGGCCAGCTCGGAGTTACGGAAACCGTGGTCGCCGCGCCGGTTCCATTCCCGTTCGTAAGTGCCGCCAGGACGACCAGGTCGCGCGCCATCCCCTAGACCTCTGCGTATTCCAGGAACCCGCTCGCCTGCGTGATCGTCGCGAGCGCGGCCGAGAGCTTGTTCCCCGACGTGGTCTCGACCCATCCTCCCGCGGCGAACGGGAGAACGAATCCCGAGCCCGCGCGCAGAGTCCAGGCCGCGCCGATAACGGTCGTGTTATCGCGCCAGGACCAGGTCCCGTCGACGTTCACGTTCAGGACCGCGGCGAGGACGCGGATCTTTTTCGACGTGACGGCCGCGACGAGGTCTCCGGTCGCCGCGAGATTGATCGTCGCGCGTTTGATCTCGCAGGCGACGCCGTCGACGACGATGTATTTCCCGTCCTGGGACGCGCAGACGGTGTCGGCCGTGCGCGAGCTCGCCGGCATGGTCGCGACGTCGACGTCGCCGATGTTGTTGTTTCCCGCCGGGATCGCCGCGGCCAGGGAGACCGAGCCGTCGACCGTGACCGAGCCGCCGCCGTCCTGGACGGTGACGGCCGCGGCGACCGAAACCGGGACCGTCCCCTGGACGCCGACCGGCAGCGGCTTGGCCGCCGAGACGGCGCGGAGCGTGTCGCCCGCGTCCTCCCAGAGGACCGCTCCCCCGGTGATCGACGCGTCGACGTCGCCCTCGGTGTATTGCGTCGAGCTCCCGCCGCCGCCCGAGACGACGTCGACCTTCAGGCCGCCGCCGCCGCCCAGGGCTGCCGGGAGCTGCGCCGAGTCGACGGTCAGGCTCCCGCCGCCGTCCTGGACCGTGACGGGGGCGGCCAGGGAGACCGGCTGCGTATCGGTCGGAGTCGTGGGCTTGTAGAACGCCGCGCCGTCGGAGAGCCGCGTCGAGCTCGGGGTCGCAGCGGCCGTGTGCTCGGCTGCCGGAGCCGCCGGGACCTTCGCGTTCAGGGCTGCGAGCGTCGTCTGCGTCGCCGCGTCCGCGGGGAGTGGAAGGGTCGCAGCGGAGACGGGGACGGCCGTCGCGCCGGCAACGCCTTCCACCTTGAGCCCGCCGCCGGGAGCTCCGAGAGCCGCCGGAAGTCGCGCGAGGAGAGCCGCCAGGTCGACCAGGAGGGCTGCGAGCGTAACCTCGGTCGCAGCTCCGGCGGGGAGCGGGAGAGCTGCGGCCGAGACCGGCTGCGTCCCCGAGGGAATGTTCCGGACGACGAGACCGGGGTCCGCGCCGCCTGGAGCTGCGGTCGCGATCTTCGCGGGATCGGAGTCGGTCCCGTCGCCGACGCCGATAATCTGCTGCTCGATCTCGGTCCCCGCGCGGTCGAACGAGCGGGTGTCGATTCGAGCTCCGGCCCCGTCGGGGGCGACCTGGACGAAATCCTTTGCCATAGCCGCCCCCCTACGGTGCGCGGTGCGCGATGCGCCTTGTTAGGCGCGCTTCTTCGCGCTCTTGCTCGTTCCGCTCTTGCGACGGCCGGTCGCGATCGCGCCCGAGCCGGTCTCGGTCGAGGACTGGTCGTCGTCGGCCGCCTCTGCGTCGGCGAGCTCCTGCGCCGCCGCCTCGCGCTCCTCGTTCTCGATTCGCTGGAGCTCCTGGCGCGCGTCGAACGCCCGCTTGGAGACGATCAGCTTGTGCCCGCCCTTGACCAGGCGGTCGAGCTCGTCCTGGGAGATCTCGACGGGTTCGCCGGCCTTGTGAAAGGTCCCGATCCCGTCGGTGAAGTCCTGCGCCGCGACTCCCTCGACGATCTTCCGGGAGTCTGCCTCGCGCTTCGCGGCCAGCTTCTCCGGGTCCTCGCGCTTCGCCATTTCCGTTCCTCCTGGGGTGCGAGTGCGCGGCTCCGACCGTGTCCTGGAGCCGCGCGCCTCGCGGTGTGGATCTCGTGCCGGAGTCCGGCTAGATCGCGGTGATGATGCCGCCGGCTTCCTTGAACGTGACCGCCTCGGCCTGCTTGCGGCGCATCCAGACGAAATCGCCGAACCGACCCGGCCCGCCCTGCGACCGAACCGATCCGACGTCGACGCCCTGCGTCCCGAACGTGCGGACGCGGAACTGGAGGCCCCAGGTCGGCGAGACGACGCCCGGGCTCGGGTCGACGTAGAGGATCTCGACCGTGTCCGTCCCGTCCCAGAGCTGCGCGAGCGACGCGGTCTGGCCCAGGTTCGCGGTGTTCGCGATCATGTAGGGCGTGAGGACCCGCATCCCCATGAAACGCGGGGGCAGCTTCGCGTCGGACTGCTGGTCGATCGAGAAGAACGGCACGACCGCGCCGCCCGCGATCAGAGCGGTGTTCTTGAGGATGCGCGGGACGACGTCGTCCGGGACGACGATCGTGTTCGGCTCGAACCCCGACGCGATCCGGACGCCGCGCTTGACGTACCGAATATCGCCGATGATATCGGCCGCGGGATCGTCCCACCCGCCGGTTCCGTTCGCGACCTTGGTCGTCCCATGATTCCCGGCCGTGGTGAGCAGGGCCTTGACGCGCCGCTCCAGGCCGAGATTCAGGAGGTTGCGGACCAGGTCGATAGCCGCCTGGTCTGCGGCCTGGCGACCCATAACGTCGGCCTCCTCGTCGGTGACGAGGTGCTGGAGACCGCGCTCGACCGCGACGTACTGCGCGGTCGACTTGCTCCAGTCGACCTCGCCGAGAGGTGCGCCCGGCGCGCGGACGTCGACGTACTGGTCCGAGTAGATCTCCGGACCCTTGAAAAGATTGTAGACGCCGATCTCGGCGTCGACGGGGAGGACGGACATTACCTCGTCCGCGATCCCGGCCTGCTGCTTGAGTCCGACCGCGTAGTTCGTGAGGAACGGCACGTTCGGACGGAGGTTTCTCGGGCTCGGCATGGCAGCTTGTTCCTTTCCTCGTTAGGCGGGTCCGAAGGCTAGGAGACCGCCAGGCCGCGCGTCTGGTTGATGTGAGCGGAGATCACGTCGCCGTCGGCTCCGGTGACGGTGGCGTGACCGCAGACTTCCTTGTTCGTCGCGACTGCGGTCTTGAACGAACCGTTCGCCGCGACGCAGATCGGATCGCCCGCGGCGATCGCGCCCGAGCAGCGGATCTCGACGTCGCCGCCCGCGACGTAGGAGATCTCCTGGCCGGCGACGCCAGGGTTCGCGGAGTCCATGAGAGCAACGCCCGCGAACTTCGCCTCGTTGTTCGCCGTGCCGAGCTTCACGGTCTCCGAGTCGGTGTCCGACGCGTAGACGAGAGCCTGGCCGCGGAGTACGACGGTCGTGTTCGCCGTCAGGCCCGACCGAATCTGGTCGGGGAAATTGGGGAGTCTCTTGTTGTTCGGCATGTCGCCTTGCTCCTTCGCTTGGAGTGCGCGCCGTTAGGCGCGAACGATGCCCGCGCCTCTAGACGTGGACGCCCTCGGACTCGCGCTCGAAAGCCGGAGCCGCTTCGCCGAACGACTTGTAGCCGCGTCCCTTCGCCCAGGCTCCCAGACGCTTGAGCCGAGCGACGTCCTGGTCGGACGCGTCCTTGGGGACGATGATCGGGAATCCCGGGCCCTCGTTCTCCGCGAACTGGAGAACGCCCATCCGGTCGACCGACGGCGCGCCCGACTTCGGAGCCGGCACGTCGAGCGGGGAGAAGTGCGCGAGCGGCTGGCGCGCGTTCTCCGACTCCATGTAGTCGGCCAGCGCGGAGACCCGCGTCTCGCCGAACTGGAGGACCTGGCCGCGGAGAGCCTTCGCCCGCGCGATCGTGCGGTCCTTGTCCTTCCCCTCGATCTTGCCGTCGGCGACGAGCCGCTCGGCGAACTGGACGATCGCCCGGTCGCCGTGCTCGGGATCGGTCTCGGCCAGGCGCGAGTTCAGCGTCGCGACCTCCTGCCGGAGCGGCGCGACCGCGGCCTCGACCGCGGCCTGGACGACGCCCTGGACCTCGGAGAGCTGGATAGTCCCGCCCGCGGGATTCGAGCCCGGCGAGTGCGTGGGCGTGGTCGCCGGGGGATTCGTCGCGGGCGGGGTGCTGGTCGGCGTCGTCGTGCTCGGTCCCGGAGTGGGGTTCGGGCTCGGCGTCGGCGGGGTCGTGGCCGGCGGGGTCGCGGGCGGGGTCGCGGGCGGGACGCCGGTCGGGTTCGGATTGGTGCCCATGTTCGAGGCTCCTTCGGTGACGTCCTCGGCGAACCGCAGGACAGGGTTTTCGAGTGGCATCGGGAACGCCGCGGCCTCGCCCTCGGAGAGCAGGACGGGCCGTAGGAGCCCCTTTTGCGCGGGCGTGTCCGCGCCAACGAAAGCGACCGCCCGCAAGTGAAGGCGGCCGGTCGTTCGGAACTGCCGGTAGATCTCGGGCGTGACGGCATGGAGCCGGCCCGAGTTCACGAGCTCGCGGAGCTCCGCGGTCGCGCCGTGGACCTTTGCGACGACCGAGTCCTTCACCCGGCGCAGAGCTGCGACCAGGCCGTGATTGATTCCCTTCCTGGCGGGGTCGTTCGGCTCGCGCAGGTCGTGGTCGATTACCGCCGTCGCCTGGTGGAGCGCGGTCGGGGCGTAGTCGGCGACGATCTGGTCGAAGTCGGAGAGGGTGAGGTCGTCCGAGATTCCGTGGTGCTCGCCCAGGCGCAGGATCTCGATCTCGTCGGGTTCCAGATCTTCGGGGAGGAGAGCGCGCGCTGTCATGCCGGCCAGAGTGGCGGCCGCGGCGCAGCTTGTGAAACGAGGAACGAGGACGCGATTCTACAAACCGTTTCGCGCGGCCGGCTCCAGCTCTACTTTGCGGCGCGCGCTTGACGCTTGAGGTAGGCCGACGGGTTCGAGCGGAAACCCTCGTCTGGCAGGGCTCGGACCTTGGTCGCCTTGCCGCCCTTGTAGACCGTCGCGTACTGCGGAATCCGGTCCTCTTTGATCCCGTAGGTTCGGACCGTATTCACGGTGACGCCGATAACCTTGCATCGGCAGCGGAACCCGTTCGGCGGCCAGATCGTGTTCCAGATCGGGTTCGAGCGCGCGTAGAACTTGTTATGGAATACCGCGTGCGTCGGCCGCACCCGCTCGTCGTTCATCGTGAGATAGCGAAAGAACGGGATCAGCGGCGCGACCTTCGGATCGTGGAGCGACTCCCAGGACGCAGCTCCATAGGCCCCGAGAAAGTTCTGCTCCGCGACGAGCTCGGCGTGCCAGGGCGCGAGCGGCTGGTATCCCTGCGCGGCGAACTTGCGGTTCAGCTTGAGGCCGACCGCCGTCGGGGCGTCGCCGTTTCGGATCCCCTTCTGGACCTCGCGCCGTGCAAGTTCGAGCATGGTCTTTCGAGTAACGCCCGCGATCGTGAACGCCGAGTGTTTCGCCGAGTCGGTCAGCTTGAGGAACTGCGGCTTTGTCAGGAGCCCTTTCCCGTCCAGGTAGGAGAGCGCGCGCCGCACGATCCGGTCGTCCGACCAGGAGTCGGGGAGCTTGGGGATCCGCTCGGCGAATAGCAGCGTCGGGTCGAACACGTCGCGGAGCGCGTGATAGCGGCCGACGACCAGGCCGGCCAGGATCACGCCGGCCAGGGCCTCTGCCAGGTCGTCTCCATTGATCGGGGTCGTCGGGGTGCGTTCGAGCCTGCGGATCGCGGCGAGCGACTGCGCGTTCGTCGACGCGCTCGCGGTGCGGTACACGATCGCCGACTGGATCGTGTCGAGCTCCGCGGCGACCAGGACGACGCCGGCCCGGATCACGAGGTCCTGCTCGCGGTCGAGCTGCCGGATCCCAGGGGTCGAGAGCTTCCCCCTGGTCTCGGCGAGCTGGAGGACGGCTGCGCCCACTAGGCCGCCGCGCTATCGCCCATCGAGGCCGCGTTCGTCCCCGAGTCGAGGGTGTCGGTCGCGCCCGTCACGTCGTCGGGGTTGCCGCCGCCCGCGCCGCCGAACGCAGGGATCGGCGTCGGCTTCACGAGGATAGCCTCGCCCGGCTTGGGCATCGGCACGCCGAGAGCTGCGTAGGCGAACTCCATCGGGATTTCCATCCCGAGCTCCTGCGCGAGCTGGAGCGTCTCGGCGATCTTCGCGGTGTCGACGGCCGGCTCGGCGTGAACGACGGCCTTCGGATACTCGTTCGCCGGCCGCGGTCCGAAATTGGCGTCGACGAGCATCCTCGACAGCTCGTTCAGGAAATCGGCCATCGTGAACGCGTCGTACTGGAGGTAGTCCTGCCGGACTGCGCCCTGCTCGTTTGCGACGCCCGAGTTCAGGCCCGTAGGCTTGGCCGTCGAGGAGAGGACCTGGCCCAGGACGGCGATCGCCTGCTCGTCGTTCAGGACCTCCAGGAGTTGCTTGTATGCCTCGACGTTCCCCGCGCGCGCCGACTCGATCGGTTTCAGCTCGACCGCGTCGTCGTGCGCGACCGCCTGGGATTCGAGCGCGCCCTCTGCCATTTCGAGAATCGCGTCGGCGTTCGCCTTCGCGTTCCCCTTGTAGATCGCCTCCAGGGTCGGCGTCGCGTGCTTCTCGCAGTAGACCGCCCAGAAGTTTAGAACGTGCTTCTTATACGTCGCGTTGTAGTGGAGGACCTGGCCGATCCCGACCCCGTAGGGGTTCCAATGCTTCGCGCGGTGTCGCATGACAACGGCTTTCCGCGGGTCGACGGGTTTCGAGAGGGAGAGGTCGGCGGGGTTTACGATCACGCGAGGCCGCCAGGCCGCGTCGAATACGAACTGCCGCGGGTCGTGGTCTCTGAGCTCGACGATCGTCGAGTAGCCGTCGACGCCGCCCCAGATCGGCTCGGTGATCGAGTAGCCTTTCCGGCGCGATCCCTGGAACGCCCGACGGCGCGCGTCCTCGAAGTCCTTCACGCCCCAGAACGCCCGCGTTACGAACTCGGCCTCGGCCTTCGCCTGGTCGGAGTCGTTCGCCGGCTGGATCTCCCATCCCAGGCCGATCACGCTCTGCGTCCGCGTTTCGTAGAGGCCGGAGAGGTTCGGGTCCCCGTCGGCGTCGGCGTCGTAGATCCCGAGCCCGAGGTCCTCGCCCTCTGCCTCCAGGACGGGGTCGGGGTTTAGGACGATCATGTCGTCGCCCTTCCCCTGCGTCCCGTAGAGGAACTTCTGGTCGCGGAACGCGAAGTCGAAAACGCTCTTTCCCTTGACCGCGATCGTCCCCGACGGGGGCTCGATCGCCGCGGGCGAGCGGCGCGGGATATCGACGGTTTCGGACGTGGGGACCATGCTCGACTCCTCGGTTAACGGCGACGCATCGGGAACCGCTTAATCTTACTCGCCCTGGCGAGGCCGGCGAAATGTCGCTTCGTCGAGCTCGTGAGAGCCGTCCCGCTCCCGGGGTTCTGCTCGGCCTGCCAGACCGCGAGAGCTAGAGCCATGATGTAGTCCCAGGTCTCGTCGCGGTCGCCCTCGGGATCAGTACCGTAGAGCCCGAGCTGCCGCAACAATTCCTCGTCGTTCGGCACGACGAATAGCCGCCGCTCGATCGCGAGTTTCAGTCGGAGTAGGAGCTGGTCTTTGCTCGGTTTCGTGAACTCGAACCGATCGTGCGGAATGTTCAGGAAGTCGACCAGGACGTCGCCGACCGAGCCGTGCGTCGAGTCGATCAGGATCGACGCCCGCCACTTGCGGACCTCCTCCTCGATCTCGGCCTGCTGGAACTCCCATCCGATCCCGCGGAACGCCCGGATCGAGACGACGCGCCAGGGCCGAACGTCGATCCGCATAACGACGAGCACGCTCCAGGACTTCCAGCGTCCGAGGTCGCAGCCGGCGACGACGACGTTCCCGTCCTGGTAGACGCCCTGGTGGAGCGGGCCTCCCGGGTTCAGGTCGTCGTTCCGGATCCCGCCCTCCTCGACCGGCGCGAGGTCGGCGGCCTTGCAGAGCGCGCCCTCGACCTCCAGGAACTCGGCGTTTAGCTCCTGGTCGATCGCGCTCGGAGAGAGGTTCTCGCGCAGCTCGGCGAGGGCCTCGGGCGTGAGCCAGGGGTTCTCGTCGGACCGCCAACGAATGTTCATGTGGTCGAGGAGCGACGCGCCGTAGATCCCTGGAGCGACCTCCTCGTCGAGGTCTCGGATCAGGCGTCGCCGCATTTCGCGCGCCTCGGTCCGCTCGTTCTGCGTCCAGGCCGAGTGGTAGAAGTTCAGGCCGTTAGGAGTCGTCGTCGTCGAGTAGGTTCCATTCACGTCGGCCAGGGTCGGGAGGATCACGGCGCGGTCGCGCTTGGAGCCGAACGCGGCCTCGTCCTGATTGACCTTCCCGTACCATTCGCCGCGGACGTTGTCGCCGCCGTTCTGGAGGGAGCGCGCCCAATATTCGGTCCCCGTAACCCAGGTGAGCCGAAAGAACGGTGAGCGGTCGAGGTCGGAGATCAGCGTCCGGCCGATCTTGGTCCTGGAGCAGAGCCCGATCGCCTCCTGCGGAATGAGCAACGCCTGCTGATAGGTGCGCGCGGTGTTCAGGAACTTAGATCTCGGCTGGAAGATCCCCGCGTGGACGTCGTCGGCCGCCTGCGTGAACGACTTCCCGGCGCGCCGGCCGGCGCAGAGGTTCCGCGTCTTTGCGAATGTGCCGGCGCGGAGCCAGCGCGCCTGCTTCGGCGTCGGGTCGAACTGGAGAACCTCCCGGCAAAAGGCGACCTTATCGACCGCCCATCGTTCGACGAGGTACTGGAGCGACTGCGGGAGCCGGAGAGCTCGCCGGACGACGTCCGGGTCCGCGAGACTCACGGTAGCGGGAGCCGTTTCGTCGGCGGGAGCCTGAGCGGGTGCGGGAGCATACGGACGAGCCGCGCGATCGTCGGGCTCCATCCCCCGAAGCGACCCCGGGCTGCGACCCGAACGCGCCAGAGCCCGAGCTCGCGCCGGCAGCGCGCGCAGTCGAGCAGGTGCTCGGGTTCGAGGAGAGCGCGCTCGCCGCCATGCGGCGCGACGACGACGTGCGTCGGCTCGTAGGAGCGCGCCCGCGAGAACGCCTCTTTCGCCGCTTGAATGTCCTTCACGATATCGGACCCCGAGTCCCAGGGCTTCACAGTCCGAGCTCCAGGTTCCGGGCGACGGGTGCCGGCGGTGCGGCGCAGAGCTCGTGCCGGCACGCCTGGCAGAGCGCGACGATCCTCCCCGAGACCAGGGTCCGAGGGTTTCGTTCGGCCGCCTTCACGACTTCCAGGCGCACGATCTCGTCGCGGATCCCCTGGAGCTCGTAGCCTGGGACCTGGACGCCCTGGAGGGTGAGCCATCGCCCGGTCGACGGGGAAAACCGGGCCCAGGAGCCGCCAGGCCGGCGACGGACGATCGACGCCGCGCCGGCCTTGCACGCCTCGCAGAGCCCGCGGGCCCGCTCCAGGGCGTGCGCCTGCTCGGGCTCGGGGATCATCGCCGGCCCCGGATCTCGCGCTTCGTCCAGCCACAAGCCGGACAGAGCGGGGAGCCGCCGCGCCAGGACGTGAACGTCGCCCACCGATGCGGCTTGAGGCATGGGACGAGAGCCATTTGCGGCCAGACCGCGCGCTCGCGCCGGACCCGCTCGGCCTCGACCCGGCTCCGAGCTGCGATCCTCTGCGCGCGCCGGACGTCGACCCCGGCGCGGCCGAACCGGATCTCGCCGTTCGGGAGGATCACGAGTCGACCTCGTCGCGGATCGTCTCCCGCGTCGCGAGCCGCGCGCCGTTCGCCAGGGAGAACGCGATGCGGATCCGAGGGTCGGCGGGGCTCTTGTAGATCGACGCCCAGGTCTCGACGTTGCCGGCGAGCGTCGCCCGGCTGTGCGTCAGGCCGAACCCCGGGATCACGCCCGCGGCGCGCCCGAGGTCGTCGGGGTCGTGCCGGCCGTGCTCGCAGAGCGGGACGGCGCAGGGTTTCTCGCCCTGGATCCCGAGCTTCCCGTCCGGCCCGACGACCAGGGCCTCGCCCTTGCGAATCATCGGCGCGAGCGTGTCGAGGATCTTCTCCTGGCGCGAGAAGTGAACCGCGCCGGGCTCCTGCGAGGGCCTGGGGACCGGCTCGCCCGCGGCCGCCTTCTCCCGGTACTCGACCGGGACCGCGTAGTAGGCGACCTCCAGGTCGGCCGTAGCCTCGCGCCAGGCGGCCACGCCGCGCGTTCTCGCGTCGAGCACGTCGCGCGCCGCCCGCAGGAGCGCGCCGCCCTGGTCGAGCTCGACGCCCTTCCAGAGGTTCGCGATCCCGAGCAGACGCTCGCGCTCGATCAGCGCGTCCCGCACGCGCCGTGCCTCGGGGGTCTCGCCTTTCTGCTTCGCCCCGATCACGGCCGCGACCGCGCCGCCCCAGAACGAGAAGATCCCGATCGCCGCTCCGACGAGGAGCTCGCCGCCGTTCATCGGTTGCCCGGCTCCAGGCCGGCCTCCAGCTTGATCTCCCGATTGTCGATCATGCGCTGGACCTCGGTCCGGAGCGCGTCGACTTGCTCCTGCGTCAGGTTCGAGAACCGCATGTCGAACGCGGTCTCGGTTGCGCGGTTGCGGTTGCGCGCGTCCTCCCGCGCCGCCTTGCTCTGCATCCTGCGGGCCCGCTTGAACCCGACGACGACTCCGGCGCGGTGCCCGATGCCATAGGCGAACGCGACCCCGAGCGCGACGCAGCCGATCTCCGTCCAGATCATTTGCTCCCCCTTCCTGCGCGCCCTCGCGCGCCTTGTTTCTCCAGCTCGTGCGCCGCGAGTTCGGCGCGCTTGACGAGCTCCTGGCGTCGAGCGACGACGTCGGAGTAGGCGGTCTCTGCTGCGTCCGAGAGCCTCTGGAACGCCGAGCCCTCGGACGTCGCGAGCTTCTGCTCCAGGGTGATCGAGAACCCCTGGCCGAGCGATACGTTCTTGGCCGCCGACGAGCACGCCCGCAGGAGCCCGACCGCCTGCGCCGCCGTGATCTTGCGGTCGACCTGGAGCTGGAGGATCCGCACGACCTCCTCGTGGATCCCCTGGAGGATCTTGTCCAGCGTCGTGATCGTGTTCCGCGCCGAGACCAGGTGACGCTTGTTCCGTTCCGCGTCGTCGAGGCCCATCGCGTCGACCGTTTTTGTCACGACCGCGTCGCGATATTTCTCCCGCTCGTCGGACCATTCCTCGCGAGCTGCGAGCGTCGTTAGCGTCGACCAGGAGCAGCCGGGCTCGCCCTTGAACTCCTCGACCAGGGCCCGGAGCGTAATCCGGCTCGTGATATAGCGCGCCTTCGCCCGCGCGAGCGGATCGTCTGGCAGCGGATCTGCCGGCCGACGCTTGAGCGGACCTCTCCCGGGAACGAGCGCGAACTTGGGCACGTCAGGACCGGAAAGTCTCGGGCGTGGTCCCCTCGTCGGTCGTCGCCCCCGACTCCAGAGCCGGACGCCCCGTCCGATTCCATGCGTACCAGCGGTTCTTTACCGCCCAGGCCGAGATCTTGAACTCGTCCGCGACGGCGCGCGCGGCCTCGTCGGAGAGGACCGTTTTCGAGTTCACGGTTCGCAGGACGCAAGCGACGAGGATCTGGAGGTTGCGTTGCCGCTCGATCAGGTCCGACCGCTTGGGGATCCGGTAGCCGCCGAACTGCCCGAGGAACCGCTCGACCTCGTCGAGGGACATACGGTCGCAGAGGAACGAGACGACGTCGTTCTCTGTTGGCATGTCAGGCCGACCGCTCGTCGAGCTCGTTCGCGCCGCGGCGAGTTTTCAGGCGGCCGCGGAGCTCGGCGATCACGAGCGGGCCCCGTTCGACGAGCCATCGGGTTGCGTCCTCCTCGTGCTTCGCCGTCACGGCGACCCCGCGCAAGTTCGCGATGTGCTGCTCGCCCTCGTCGAGGATCCGGCGCAGCTCGTCCTCGACGTCGCGGTTCGCGCTTCCCGTCGGGCCCGCGGTGTCGGTGATCTTCTCGTCCTCGCCCTGCGGCTGGAACGCCGGGAGCTCGCCCGCGTAGAAATACCGCTCGGTCGGGATCTCGAACTCCTGGAGCTGCGCCTGGAGCGGCTGCGCGTCCCATCCCGTCGCGAGCTCGGCCGCGCGGTTGTCGGCGACCGCGAGGTCGAACTTTTGGCCGGCGGTGAGGCCGGACCTCTGGACGGCGACGAGGACCGAGCCGTCCGACGGGACGACCAGGACGTGCCGGACGCCCGCGGCCATCGCGGCCTCGACGGTCGCGTTCCCGGCCATAACCGTTAGGTCCTCGTCGATCGCGATCGAGCGCGCAGCTCCGACCCGCTCGATCGCCTCCTGGATCACGCCCTGATTCCTCGGGTTGTGGACGCGGACGTTCTTCGGATCGGCGACGAGGTCCTCGATCGGGATTACCGGGAACGTCCCGCGCGCCGTCCGGTACTGGCCGACCTTGAGCCCCTTGACGTCGACGGCTCGGCCCTCTCCGGGTCGAGCTGCCAGGGTCTTACGCTTTGCCGCCTTCGCGGCCGGCTTTCCCTTGGTCGGCATTTCGGCGTCCTTTCCGGCCGTCGCGCCAGATCGCGCGCGGTGCCTTGACGTGTCCCCAGACGCGGCGCGATCGGATCAGACCGACCAGGCTCGCCGTCGTCCCGTAGAGCCGCGCGACCTCGACGTTCGACTTCGGACTCCCGAGGATCACGACGACGTCCCGCTCGGTCAGCTTCGCCGCCGGGTTCTCCGCTCCGAGGAGCCGGCCCTGGCGGTTGCGACCCTTTCCGACCATGTCGCGCATATTGTCGCGGCCGGTCCCGAGAAACAGGTGCTCGGGACGAACGCAGGGCGGGTTGTCGCAGCGGTGGAGGACCAGGAGCCCTGGCGGGATCGCGCCGTTGTGGAGCTCGAACGAGAACCGATGCGCGTAGACCGCCGGCCCCCTCCTCTGCCGCACCCTCCCGTAACCGCCGCCCCCGAGAGCTCCCGTCCAGATCCAGCAAGTCGGCGTCCGGTTAACCTTGCTCCAGAACCGGCCGGAGACGCCTCGCAGGTTTACAACGCCCATGCTAGCGCACGATCTTTCGAGGCCGCCCGCGTCCGGTGCGCGCGGGCCCGACTTCGCGGATCCGGATCCCGTTCGCCGCGTCCATGAGGGAGCGTTTGATCCGGTAGACCTCGGCCAGGATGTTGTCTTTGTAGTCCTCGACGACCTCGTCGCCGTCGCGCTTGTCCAGGTAGACCGCGTCGGCCTTGTAGCTCGTGACGTAGACGGTCTCCAGGCCCTCGCCGTATCGCCCGAGCAGCGCGGCGACGTGCGCGGCCGCGGGCGTGTCCGGAGCCTTGAGCGCGAGCTCCCGAGCTGCGGCGACGAGCTCCTCGACGAACGACGTCCGGACGACTGCGATCGCGAACACGACTTGCGGCTGGAGGTTCGAGATCAGGCCGGCGCGCTCCATGAGCGCGAGCTCGACGAATCTCTTGTGCTCGCCCTTGGAGTCGAACGTCCGCAGCTCCCCGCGAACTTCGCGCTTCACGCGCCGGTTCGGATAGCGCGGCTTCCCCTTCGCGGCCGCTCCCATCTTGACCGGGCCTTGCGGCTGCCAGCGTTTCATCCCTCGTCGATCCCCGCGTTCCAGAACGTGTCGTCGTCCTCCTCCTCGTCGTCCTCTCCGGGATCGGTCTCCTGGTCGAGCTCGTCGTCCTCGATCGGTTCGAGCTCGTTGTTCGCGGGGTTCTCGTCGTCGTGGAAGTCGCGCGGCATGTCAGGCTCCCTTCGGGATCGTGATCTTGAGCTGGCCGAGCTCGCCGTAGCGGGCGAAGTAGACGCCGGGCTTCTGCTCCAGGATCCAATGCCAGCCGTCGACGAGCGCGCGGGACTTGCCGTTCTGCGCGCAGAATAGACCGACCGGCGGGACCGGCTTTACGGTGTAGGTGTCGCGCATTGTTTCGTCGTATCTGCCAGGGAGCGCGAGGACGAAAACGGAAGTCTGTCCCAGGCCCTCGACCAGGATCTCGCGGGTCGTCTCGGCGGTGAACTCCTGGACCTCGACGCCCTCGACCTCGACTCGGTAGGTCCGGCCCTCTTGAATCCGAATCTGATTCTCTGCCATGCGTTCCCCCGTCCAGGGTTGCGCCGTGCTACCGCCTGCGCCGCAATCGCGGGCGAGCCGGTTCCTGCTCGGCGTCGTTTTTCCATCCGGTGAGGCCGCAGTAAACGAGCCAGGCGACGAGCGCGACTATCGCCCCGAACCCGGCGATCGCCAGACCCTTGAGCGCGTCCGACGTGAGCGCGCGCGCCGCCTGCTCGACCTCGTTCACGATTACCGCCCTGCGTTCGTAATGCGGGTGATATAGCGGCCGGCCGTGTCCCGCGTCTGACAGACCAGGCCGTCCCCGGGTTGCACGACGAGCTTCGTCGTCGACGTCAGGTAGTACGCGTGCGGGGTCGTCCCCATATTCAGAACGACGAACCCGCGTTTGAAGTTGCGCGCCCAGACGCCGCCGCCTCGGTTCCGCAGAGCCCCCGCGGTCGCGCCCAGGTCGAGCTCGAAGTGCTCGGGGTCCCGGTAGCTTTCTTTCGTCCCGCCGCCGTAGTCGCCGCGCAGATCGGACCAGTTGAACCGCGATCCGGTCAGGAGAGAGAGGCTCGCGAACGCCCGACGCTTGAGCGGGACGAGCTCCTCGACGCCGACGAACGCGATTTTATCGGGGTGCGCCGTGACGTTCTTCCAGACCTTCCCCAGAGGGTTGAGGGACATTCCCGCTTGTTCGTAGCGGATCCCGTCGGAGACCGGGACGAGGTCCTCGGGATATTGGTCGCATTGGATGATCGAGAGGCCGCCGGCCCGGGTCGCCTGGATCAGGCGACGGAACCCGGCGCGCCAGGCCGGCCAGATCGCCGGGTCGACTCCGAGGTTCGCCCAGGACACGTCGCCGCAGCCGTAGTCCCAGAGCACGCCCGCGGACCGGCCGCGGAACTTGTCGAGGATGAGCTGCGCGTAGGCGTCGACGAACGCCGAGTCGCGATAGTCGATCATCGTCGACCCGTAGACGCCCGGCCAGAGGACCGCCGGAGTCCCGTCGACCTTTTTCAGGATCGCGTTGTAGCGCGTGACCAGGTCGAGCGCGGCTGTATCCCAGGGGAAGTCGGGCCCGGAGACCGGGACCCCGTTCGTCGTCGCGATCGCCGGCTGGAGCCATACCAGGGCGTGCGCGCCGATCAGAGAGAGAGAGTCTGCGACCGACTGGATCAGGATCGCGCGGGGGGAGACCGCGACGTACTCGTAACCGGAGAGCGGTCCGACGACCGGGCGATTCTTGTAGTTCCAGAGGAACGTTCCCGTCCGCGGGGAAGCGTTCGACGCGATCGAGAACAACGCCCCGAGCAGAACCCCGAGCACGAGCACGAGGAGGAGCTGGAGCGCGGCGCGGGTGCGCCCTCTACGTTTCCTGCGAGCGGTGAGCTCGCGGAGCTCGTCGAGGTTCGTCGACGCGTGGAGCTGCACAGAGACCCGATCGTCGGCCATGTCTCCTCCTACCTACCGCCAGGACGAACCGAGGACTCCAGGACGTAGCGCAGAGCCTTCCCGCCGCCGCCGACCTGGCCGAGCTCCTCGACCGAACGAGCGCGCGCGCCGTTGCCGGTACGCTGCGCGAGAACGTCGCCCGTCTCCTCGGACTCGATGATCGAGCCGTCGGCCGCACGAGCGACGTAGAGGTACTTCGGCGGCTTCTTGACCGCCGGCTTCTTCGCGGCCTTCGCCGTGCGGGACGTCACGACTAGGCGTCCCACTTCTTGAGCTCGGCCTCCTGCGCGTGCGCGTTCGGCTTGTCGGACGTCGCCATCTCGAAACCGATCGACGTCTCGCCGGACTCGCCGGTCGAGCGGCCTTCCCAGAACCGGCCGTCGTCGGCGACGCCGCGGACGGTGATCGAGCCCAGGATCTTTCCCGGCCAGCTCGCGTGCGGCGCGCCCTGCTCGATCTGGATCTCGGCCGCGGGGATCGTGAGGACCTTCTCGTCGTTCCCCTGGACGAGCTCGACCGAGCCGGTCGTCTTGCGCGGGCTCGCGTCGGTGAAAATCGCCTTGATCTTGCCGCTTGAGTTCTTGAGCTCCGACAGCTTGTCGTCGGTCGTCTGGACGGTGAAATCGAGGTCCAGACGCTTGAGCGTCTCGACTTCGCAGGGTAGCTCGGTTGTCAGCTTGGAGATCATCGTTTGACCCTCCCTGGAACTGGTGGTGGACAGAACCGCGGCGGGGTTTTCGCCGTTCCTTGGAACGAGGAGGTCCGAGGACCTACCGATCCCGCGTCTGTAGGGCGTCCCCCCAGACGTCACGACTCCCGCCGCGGCGATTTGGATCCTACTCGGACTGGATCCCGGCTGCCTCGAAAACCTGCTGCTGCGTGTATGCCTCCCCGACGACCAGGCGCGGCTCGCCGGCCCATTGTTTCGCGAACCGGAGCTCGACCCCTGGGCCTCGGAACTTGTAGGCGACGATCATCGGCGACGGGTTGAACGTGAGGGTCGCCTCGATACAGACCCAGGTTCCGACGCGCTCGTCGGTCATTCTCGGCCCTCCCCTTTTCTCCAACGCCGCAGCGTCGCCAGACGTGTTTCGCAACGCCGGCAACGGTTCGGCGGCCGCCGGTCGATCCGGTCGGGCTCGCCCTGGTGCTCGATCAGCTCGAAGTCGTCGCAGAGCGCGCGGCCTCGGTGGAAGTAGTGCGCCTGGTCGAGCCGGAGCGGCCAGGCCCATCCCTCCTGGGCCTCGGGGAGCAGATCGTCCGCGTACTGCGTCAAGCGAGCTCCGCGCGCACGCGAGAGACCGCCTCGCCGAGCTGGAGGACGATCCGGTCGAAGTGTCCGTAGAGCTCCGATCGCATCATGCGGAACGGCTCGTGCGACTCCATCGGCATAGAGGAGCCCCCGAGGCCCTGGCCGCGGGAGAGTCGAGCCATACACTCGTCGTGATTCGTCCAGGTCTGCGCGAGGGAGTGCTCCAGGACCTCGCCGCTCGCGTGCTCGACGAACACTCGGACCAGGAGCTCGACGCGGCGAACGTCGCCCGCGCTCATAGCTTGGACGACTTCGCGATCGCGTCGTCGACCGCGGCTGCGTAACTGTCCCCGCGCCCCTGGCAGATCTGCCGGTTCGGAGCGTTCCCGCCGCCGGACGCCTGGTCGGAGTAGGCGCAGACCCAGAACCCCTGGATCTTCCCCCATGCTTTGATCGGCTCGCCGACGACGCGGTGCGCGCCGGTCGCCGCTTGGAGCCGCGCGAGCTCGACGGACTTCCCCGCGCCGGGCCTCATTTCGCCCCCCGGAGCGCGGCCTTACAGGCCCGCGTGATCGACTCTCCGGAGCCGCGGATCGCGCCCGAGCGACGGTCGCGGATCTGCCACTCGCCGCGCACGCGGACGGCGATCGACTCCGGGAACGTGCGCGCGCAGCGTTCGATATACGGGCTCGGGCCCGACTTCCTGAGCTCGGCCCCCGAGAGGGCCTCGATCATCTTCGCGCGCTTCTTGTAGTCCTTCTCTGCGGCGATCGCCGAGTAGCGTTCGTCGACGGTCTCCTCGGTCTGCGCGCTCGCGAGCCGCGCCGCGATCTCTGCCAGGGTGTTTCTCACGAGCCGACCTCCTCTGCGACCTTGCCGTCCTCGATCACGAATCCGACCGGCCCGTCGGTTCCGACGCGCTCGATCCAGACCTGGCCCTCGTGCTCCGCGGCCATCGCGGCCATGCGCGCGAGCGCGTTCTCGTCCAGGAGCGACCCCTGGCGAATGAAAGCGACGCGGATCTTCGGGTTGAGCGCGAACCCGAGCGCGGTCGCGACCTCAAGTCGTGTCGCGTCGCCGGCTTGCTCCAGCGGGACGCCCTGGTAGAGGACCGCGTCGTCCTGGAGCTCCAGGCCCGCGACCGGCATCTTCGCGTCGGCGAGCATCTTCGCCTTGCGGGCGTCGAGGGCCCCGATCTCCTCGGTGATCTCCTCGCGCGACTTCCGCTCGGCGTCGAGGTTCTGCTGGTCGATCCGGCGGCCGGCCTGATTCTGGACCTTGCGGTTGTGCTCCTCGGTCTCGCGGATCTTGCGGTTCAGAGCTGCGATCTGCTCCTGGAGGACCTCCAGGTCGTCGAGGAGTGGCCGCGTGTCGACGTGCTCCAGGATCGGGCCCGTCTGCGGGTTCTGCGCGATCGCGCCCTCCAGGCGCGCGACGACGCGACCGACCGCGGTCCTCTCCTCGTAGAGCTCGGCGCGCTCGCGGTCGATCTGCGTCGTGTCGATCCCCGCGGCCTCGCGCAGCCGGGCGGCCTGCTCTTTCCCCGGCAAGTGCGCGAACTCGAACGGGTCGAACGCGAGCTGGCCGATCATCGCGTTTAGCGTCGCCTGCGTCTGCTGGACGTTCGGGTCCGCGGAGAGGATCCGCAGAGAGTGCTTTCCGTCCGGCGAGATCGCGCGCTCGACGGTGAACTCCCCGAGGTCGACGCGGACGACGGCTTTCTTCTGTCCCTTGCGGACGGGCTCTTTCGGGATCGCGATCTTCCCGAGGAGGCACGCGAGCATCGCCTCGACCGTCGAGCTCTTTCCCTGGTCGTTGTCCCCGTTCAGGTAGACGACGTCGCCCTTCGGCGTGATCGAGACCGCGGAAATACGTTTGAAGTTTTCGACGGTGAGCTGGCGAACGACGAGCGGTTGTCCCTGGTCCTTCGGCATTTCGACCTCCTCGTTTCAGGATGCGAGCCGGCGGGGTGCCGGCTGCGCGGCGAATCTACAGAAACGGGCCCGGGTGCCGCAAGTCTTTCGGCAGAGTTGTGGGGTCCGGCGATTCCTCGCGTGCGACCCGAGCCCTTGAATCGGAACGGGGGCGAGCGCGCATCCCTGCGCGCCCGGGGCGAGACTTCTCCTCGCCCGTTCCAGGTGCTACGCCGGTTCCCCCCGAACCTAGCGTCGCGTGGATCTCCCCGCTTACAGGTAGACCGTGCGAGTCACGCTCGCCGCGCCGACCGTGACGGTCGCGTAGTAGCGTCCGGCCTCGACTCCGGCAGCGTCCCAGAGCAGAGGAGACTCGGAGACCGCCCCCTCTTTCCGGTAGATCTCCGCGTTGTTCATGTCGACGACTCGCAGAGTCACGAGTGCCGTTTGCGCGGGAGCCTCGGGCGTCAGCGGGAGCGCGAACCGGAACCGCGCGAGCCGATCGTCTCCGGTCGTGATCTCGTGAACCTCGCCCGTCTGCGGGTCCATGTATTTTCCGTCGCCTGGGCCTGCTCCCGACCGCTTGACCGGCGGGTCCGCTCCGACGACGTCGCCGGGCGAGCCGCCGCCCGTACCAGGCGGGGCGGGAATCGTCGGCGAGGGGTCGACGCCGACGCCGCCCGCGACGAGCTGGAGCCACAGTTTCCCGTTCCCGAGCTTGTTGTTCGGGAGCGGATCCTGCGTCGCGGTGTCCTGCGCGGCTCCAGGGATTCTGGTCGCGACAAGGGTTTTCATGTAGGCGAGGAACTGCGCGTTCGACTGCCGGCCGTTCCTCTGGAGGACGAGCGCGGCCGCACCCGAGCCGAACGCCGCGGAGACCGAGGTCCCGCCGTCGTTTAGCGTGGTGCCTTGCACGACCTGCGCGTGCTTCATGTCCCGATCCAGACGGTAGCTCGGCAGAGCCGGGACCTTGCGCGAGCTCATGGTCGTTACGAACGCGGTCCCAGGCGCGACGACGTCCGGCTTGACCGTCGCCGACCCGAGCAGCGGACCGCGCGAGGAGAACGCGAGGTACTCGCCGACGTATTGATTCCCGGGAACCTCCTCGATCCCGTCGGGGTCGATCCAGCGCGAGCTCGCCGACTCGCCGCCGACGCAGAGCGCGGCCAGGCTCGAACCCGGAGCCGTGATCGTCGACGCCTTCCAGGTTTCCGGGAGCGGGACGACGTTCGGGAACGACGCGGAGTCGATCTTGCCGGGAATGATGCTTTTCACCATGTACCAATCGACGGTCGCCGTCCCCGTTCCGGCCGGGTGCGCCATGAAGATATTCACGACCGTAAGCGCGGCCGTCAGCGACGAGACGCGAATGTCGATTTTCTTCTTTCCGTTCACGGTGTCGACGCCGTTCCGGACGGTGCAAGTTATGCCGTCGATCGTCGTCGTGTTCTCGGTTCCCGGCTCGACGATCGGGAAGTAGGTCGACGCGCCGGTCGCGCTCATTTGCAGCCGGAACGTATGGCCGCCGGTCGGGTCGTACCATCCCTGGATCCAGTAGGACTCCTCGATGCCGGCGGGGGCGTGCGAGCTCGTCGAGACGCTCCACTCGATATTTAGGTTCGAGTGGACCGTCGGGTGCGTCGTGAGCGTGTGCCGGTAGGTGTTCCCGTCGTTGCCGACCGGCGCGACGATGTGACGGCCGAAACGGTTCGCCGCCTGCTCGGCTGCGATCAGGCCCTCCAGTTGCTTGTCGAGGTCGGCGAACCCGTCGTGCGGACCCTCGCGCGAGCAGAGGGAGAGATTGCAGACGATCCCCTTGTTCTGCTCTGTCGCGATGCCGAACGCCCAGGCGACCGCCTCGACGACGTTCGCGGTCGTCGGCTGGTCCGGCAGCTTGACGACGAGAATCGTCGCCTCGGGAGCGATCCCGACGTACTGATACGCGGGCTCGCCGGACGCAGGAGCCGCGGAGCCGTTCCCGACGGCGATCCCCGCGACGAGCGTCCCATGTCCCGACGTGTCGACGAGCGCGGTCTGGACGCCCGCGTTAATCATGTTCGCGATCTCCGCGTTGTCGATCCGCTGGCCGTAGGAGAACCCGGTCGGCGGGTCGGTCGCGGGAAGTGTCATGTCCCAGGCGTCCAGGATGCGAGTCACCTTGAGCGCGTCCTCGGTCCGAAAATCCGGGTGGAGGACGTCAATTCCGGTGTCGATTATCGCGACGATCTGTCCCTTCCCGGTGAGACCAGGACGGGGAGGAACGCGGGAGCCCCAGAGGTTCGGCGCATAGGTGAGGGCTCCTGCCTCGTCCATCGCGTAGTCGATCGGGGGCGCGAGCCGGATCTCTGTCACGGTCGCGACCGCCTCGACGAGCGGGAGGACGGCGACGTCGAATCGGCACGACGCGTAGCCGGTCGAGAACGCGTTCACCTTGCAGCCGGCGACCGCCTCCAGGGCTGCGCGCGTCATGGTCCCCTTTACGATCCAGGACTGTTTCACGAGCGGATTGATCGGGCCCGCGCCGCCGCCGTTTCCTGCGGGGTCGATATCGGCTGGAATGTCGCGCGGCATCTAATCCCCCTGCTGCGGAAAGTCGAAATCGTCGTTCGCGCCGGCCTGGCGTACCAGGTCTCGCGTGCGGACGTCCTTGATCTTCGCGCTTTCGGCGACGGCGATAACTTCGGCGTTTGCCACAGTCCTAGCCTCCGGTTCGGGGTTGTTTCGGCCACTCGCCCTCGGCGAGCCGCATCCATTGTGCCAGATCTTCGGCTCCCCTGAGAGCTGCGAACGCGACGCCCGAGTCGCCCTCGTCGGCGTCGTCGATCTGCTGGAGGAACACGATCACGCGAGCGCGCAGTCGACGAACCTCCTCCCAGGCGTGACGCTCGCCCGAGTCTGCGGGGAGCGCGGCGATCACGCGGTCGAGCTCGGTCGGAACGACGCCGCACGAGACCCCCGCGCGCCGGAGATATGCCTGGACCGCGGCCTTCGGATCTCGGTTCACGAGTTCACGGTCGCCCAGACGACCGCCGCGCGACCCCATCGCGTCAGGCGACGAACGCCCGAGTCGCAGAGGAGCCCCTTGCGGACCAGGCCGTTCACCCGCGCGCCGATCGTTAACCTAAGCATCCCGGTTCGGACCTCGATCTCGTCGCAGGTCGACGAGCCGTTCGCGCGGACGTCCTCCAGAATCCGGGCCTCTTTCTCGGCCAGGTGCGGGACCTGGGAGATCGCCGCGGCGAGGGACGTGTCCGAGCCTCGCTGGTAGGGTGCGCCCTCGCCGGGAAAGAGTCCCGGCTGGACCGCTCGCGGATCCGGCTTGTCCTTCACGCGGCGACCCCTTTCCTCTGCGCCTCCCAGGCGTTCATCCGGTAGGCGAGCGGGACCGCGAGCTGGAACGTCGCGTAGTGGTGGTCGAGCTCGGCCTGGTCGAGCTGGACGATCCGGGTCGGGGCGTCGTCGGCCTTTTTCGGTAGGTGGACGAGGTAGCAGCGGTCGACGCGGTCGATCCCCTTCACGCGAGCCGGCTCGAACTCGTTGTAGCCGCGGCGGTACGCGGAGATCTGCATATAGTCCTCCAGGTAGAGGTTCCCGCCCGACTTCCAGTCGAGGATCGCCGGCTCGCCCTCGACGTAGGCGAGCTCGTCGAGCGTGCCGCCCCACTTGTCGGTCGGCGAGCAGACCGAGAGCTCCGACGCGATCGGCTGGAGGTCGGTCGCCTTCGCCCAGGCGAGGAACTTCTCGAACGAGACGAGCGCGGGTCCCTGGAGGATCGGGACGTCGGGCGGCTGGACGCCCCCGACCTGCTCGAACACTTTCCAGGCGAGCCAGATCTCGATCGCGGAGTGGACCTCATGTCCGATCGAGCCGGCATCGGAGCGCGCCTTGACCCAGGCGTACTGCTCGCCGCACGACGCGAGAACCGCGGCGCGGATCCCCGACGGCGAGAGCTGCGAGAGGTCGCGGCCGGTGAGGTATTCCTCGACCTTGCCGAGCACGAGCTCGCGTTCACACTTCGCGCTCCAGTTTTCGAGACGCTTGCGGAGAACGTCTTTCGTCTCGGAGACCGATACGAACTTAATCCCGTTCCAGTAGTAGGCGCGGCCGCTCTTGCCGTAGCGGCGCACGACGAGCCCGTCCTGGGCGATCGTCGAGGGCCTGGGCCTCGTGGCAGTAGCTCTGGGCATTTCGACCTCCTCGTTTCAGGGTATGCGCGCGGCTCCGGTCCTTGCAGGGGTCGACGGTGCCGATTGTCCCGTCGCCGCGCGCTGCGGAACTCTACGTCG